ATAAAAAATGTATCAGAATATAAAAACTTTGTCAATGGTTCTTTTTTCTTTTTTTGTCCTTTGAGAATATTTTATTAGGAGCTATACAAAATTCATTTAAATAACAATCATCACAATCTCGGTTTTTAAGAAAAATGTCCGGTCTTAAACACGAACCTCTTGTTATCTCTTCGCATAATTTTTTATTTTTAGAAAATCCTACGTTCTTTTTGGGTTCTTCTATTTCTGGTTTAAGTATTATTCGTTCAACTATTTGTTTTTTCTTTCTTCCCATAATTATTATTTATGTTCTATGTAATGTATTTGTGTTTCGTCAAATATTAATTTACTAATTTTTATAGATTCTTTCCATCTTTCAAAAAAATCAGGATCATTGTTTTTATAATATATTTTCTTTATTCCGGCTTGGGCTATGGATTTTGCACATTCATTACAAGGAAAATATGATACGAATAGTGTTCCATTTTTTACATTTATTCCATTGTGTGATGAATTCAATAAAGCATTCATTTCCGCATGTACAATTAGTTTATATTTTAATTCTCGGTTTTCGTATCTTTCGGCTAGATCTTTTACTTTTCTAGGAAATCCGTTCCAACCGATTAATGGAACATCCGAATTTTCTGGTATGATTACTGCTCCTACCTTTGTTTTATCATAAGACCAAGAAGCTGCTAAATCAACTAACTGAAACCATCTATTGACCCACTTTAATTCTTTTTCCATATCCAGTTTGGTTCTACAAAAATTCCTTCTCTGTCCGATTTACTATTTGTTCTTTTCATCATTCGGTAGTTTAAATTATCAACTTTAGTAGAATTTGTCAATCCATCAATAAAATTATTCATAGGATCACATATTCTGTTTATGGTATGATTGCAGTAAACATCGCTAATATTGATTGCTATATGACCACCGTTTTTTAATAGTTTCCAAGAATTTTCTAATACCGGAAATAAAAAACCATTTAACCATTTGTCGATTTTTTTGTATCTTTGCCATGATTGCGAAGAGTCCTTGGAATAGCGTTCGATTATAAAATAAGGAGGACTGGTGAATATTAGATCAAATTCATCATTTAGATTTTTAATAGCATCTTCGGCTGGTTCTGGAATCATTTGAATATTTTTAGTATTACCAAAAAGTTCGATTTGTTTATTGTAATTTTCGACTAGATTTTTATTTGGATCTATTCCTGTATAAGATTTAACATAATCTGATGCCATTGCTCCAGAAAGCCTGTCACCCCATCCAGAACTAAAATCTAATACCGTTTCAGCCTTAAAGTAATCATACATAAATTTTGCGGCTGATGGTCTAAATTGGCTGGCTATGTATTTTCTAAGAGCTATACAGGTTCTTAGTGTTTCTGATGTAACCTCTTTAACCTTTAAGGTCCATAGAGCATTTAAAAGAGTCATGAAAAATTTCTTATCGTTCCATGTTCTATATGGTGATGGAGAATTTATGGAATCACACTTAAATCTTATATCTTGATGAAAATAATTGGATGACTTGTTTCCGACATTGCAAGAATCTATATATTTGTTTCCTAGATCCCATGTATATTCATATCTGCTGAAAAGATTGTCGGTTTTTAATAGTGTTGATGTATCTAGATTTTTTAATTTTTCAAAATCTTCTTTTGCATCAATTTCTTCGATTTCTACCAAAGGAACCTGAAAATTTCTTGTTTTTTCCCATACAAGTTCTTTTATAGAATTATCTGGTTTTGGAAATTCTTGTAGTATTTCCGACCATTCTTTTTGATTATATATTACGAACATCTATACACAGCATACAGAATGTTTATAGCCGTGTCAATATTTTAGGTATGTACTATTTGAGATTTTGATCTTTTTGCAGCATCACTATAACCTGTTTTGGCTTGATTTTTTGCAAAATTTTTATATCTTTTCCATAAGCTAGGTTTCTTTTTTTCGTCGCTAAACATTTCCCTTGACTTACTAGATGGTAATTTTGTTTTTTTATTATTTGTGGGTGTTGTGGGTTGTGGTGCTGTTGGTGTATTCGGTGTAGTATTTGGTTGAGTTTGATTGTTAGGTTGTTGATTTGAAGAAGGGGGTTGATTTTGAGAAGGTTGTTGATTTGGGGAAGGGGGCGGATTATTAGTTTGTTGTGTAGATTGAGCGTTAGGAAGATTGGCATTCGTTTTATTTATACCACCTATACTTTCATAGTAATCGGCTAATGCATCATATAAGAAATCGCCACTAATTTGTTCATCCAATTCGTCGGTATAGCTAAGATTACCATTACGAGAATATTCTAGGGCTAAAGGATCAACAATTTGTGATGTATTTATTTGCGGATAATTTCTTTTTAAGAAATCGGCCAAATAGTCTAATGTTATAGGAATAGGAGAATTTCTTGATGTTGCGTTATTTGCTTCCCAATCATTTTCTAAAGCTTCCCAAACATCTCTATAAACATCCATCAAATTGTTTCTGGCCATGCTTGTCGGATGCTCTAATGGTCCTCCTGCCATTCGGTCCCATGCTCCTTGAATTCGGCTTCTTTGTCTAGGGGCAGCTTCGTTTAAAAGTATTTGGTTAGTATAAATATCTTCTAATAAAATTGTATCCGAATCTCGCATATCTAATACTTATTTATATACATATATTTTTTTATTTTTTTTAATTATTGAAGATTTTTCGGATTTTTCCCATTTTATAGCATCAAAATTATTTTTAAAATCTTTTTTATATGTAGACCTATCTTTGTCTCCTTTTCCTGCGCCAGTATTCATAGTAATAATTAATTTTTATAAAATTATATTATCAATTTCATCATTTGATAAAGCATATAATACTTTTATTTTAGCAGCATTATATCTATTTACCCAATAAGAAATTTTATTTTTTATTTCTTCTGATCTTTCTTCATTATAAATACTTAATGATGCATTTATTTGAGTAAACAAATCTATCCCTTCAAATTCTATTATATTTTGTGTAGTAAGCTCTCTCAATATTTTTATTTTTTGTTCTTTTGTGGTTTCTAAGGTGCGATTATCATAAGCAATTCCATCTATGACAAATTTATACATTTCAGTATTCATATTTTTATATTTCTAGTTTAAAATAAACAAAAGGAGCAGATAATCTATATCTTATTGTTGTTGTAATACCTGTTCCAGCACCAGACGCTGTATCTAATGTTCTTGATGATAAATCATCTGGTGGTTCCGATCCTGAAGAAACGGCTGTTATTAAATGAGATCCTTGCGGATCAAAATAACCCGGTAACATTCTATATATACCAGACATTAAAGCCGATCCATTCGCCATACTTAAATTTCCTGCTATACTTCTATTTAAATTTGCCGATGCGCCAAAAGCCATAATACCAGCATAGTAATTGCCCCTTTTTAGTGTTAATGATGGTGAAATTGTGCTTCCACCAAAAACAGAAGTATTTCCGGTAGGAACGGTTATAACCGGACTTATTCGTTTGCCGGGTCGTCCATCAAATTTTCCATCATAAATGCAAATTTTAATATCAACCGAAGTTCCATTGGTAGAAGTATAAACACCAGCTTGATTTATTTTGCAATCAGTCGGAACCCATATAGGAACTAAAAACAATTGTTGTGATGCACAGGCAATTGATGTTCCAGTAGCACCGCCATTATTTATAAACAAAGTTCCTGATGTTGTTAAAGTGGATGTTGTTGGTAATTTATTTATAAATTCACTGCCATCATAAATAATATTACCAGAAGAATACATATCTCCAATAACACTTAAATTATTTGTATAGGTTGTATTTGCAACAGAAGCTGTTAAATTAGAACCTAGAGTAAATATATTATTTCCTTGTATGCTATTATGACTACCACCTAATATAGAAGAATTGTTTCCGGTGACATAATTATTTTCTCCTCCGAGTACTACTGATTTATTTCCGGTAACAGTTGATTTATAACCTAAAGCATAAGAAAAATCACCATCTACTTCAGCCGAATTTCCTAGTGCTACGGCTCGATTTCCACCTGTTGTAGTAGTTGATGTGTCAGAATTCGGAAATCGTTGTATTACTAAATGTTGGAGTGCTGCATTGTATTGGTGTATAGCATCAGTAGAACCTTTAACAATAAACCAATCAGTTGTGTTTGTGGTTGTTCCGGTGCTGTTGACATATCCACCAATCGGATTACCAATAGATATAACAAATTGATTAGCATTTATAACATGTCTTACGTAAGCATTCCATTGTCCAATCGATATTCCTATTAAACTAACAAGATTATTGAATACCACAGATTCTCCTTCGTATGCGTTGTGACCGTTCATAGTCACAAGAACAAATCTAGGTATATTATTGTAATTACCTTGTAAGGATACTTTTGTTCCGGTTAATGTTTCGGGTGAAGTTGAAACTCTTACATTTTTATTTCCGCTGGCATTTACGCTTACAAGTTCCAATCCTTTACTAGATTCTACCCAATTCAATGTATTGAACATGTTTAAGGTAAATGTATACTGGAATCTAGTAGAACCATTTATAGTAACCGAGGTAGGTCCACTTGCTACGGTTCCGGTATAGGTATTTGCCACGATACCCGCCGCACCCGGATTAAAACCTATAGAAACATAATCACCAGCTATTAAATTTGGAGTTTGGTTAGTATTAAACGCAATTCTAACATTAGATAACGCAAACGGAAAAGATGCATTTATGGTAGAATTTGTTGTATCAACACTATAAATATTTGCTTCATTAAAAAATGTTAGAGTAGAATTATATCCTACTGTTGTTAGAGTAAAGTAATTTTTATCGAATGTTGAATTTCCTCCATTTTGAATCATCTGCCATAAATTTCTATTTTGTGCGGCCCATAAAACATGAGTGTGATCAGATCCGTTAGTAAAGTTGTTAATACCTGCCTGAAATGTCATCCCATGTACAATTCTGGCGCGTCCATCAACGGTTAAAGGCTGACCGGGATCGAAACTATCCAAATTAGTTAAATTTAATCCATATCTTTGCCCAGCTAAAGAAGAAGCAGCATCGCCATATATATTAATTTCGTTATTTTTTACGTTTATATCTCCACCTATCCCAATATTTCCAGTAGCAGAAATATTTCCAACAACCGTTAATGCTTCATTGGGATTGTCAGTTCCACCAATCCCAACTTTATTTTCATTTAATATTAAAGGATAAACTCTTTCTCCACCCGATAACATACCAAATAATAACGTAGAACCTAGAGCGGGATTTCCCGCAAATGTATCATATTTATTTACAGCATCTATTGAAACAAGACTTGATGCATTACCATAAAACTGTATTGATCCCGATGAATCTCCAGCAGATAAAGGATAATTAAAAACTCGAAAATCGTTCGAGTCGTTAGAGCGTGTTTTTATGAATCTTAAAACGTTGGAAGTACCAGAATCAGCATGATTTCTTAACTCGAAAATACGCTTTCCCGAACCTCCTCCTTGAGATAGTCCAGGCGCACCAATTGAAACAAATTGAGCAAGTCTAGTTGCGTTTGAAACTGTGCCTGATGCAGCACTAGCACCAATCACAAGTGTTCCCTTTTGATCGATAAGAAAAGAAGTGGAATCTGGATTTGTATCATCTTCGATTAAAAGAGCATTTCCTGTTCCCGTTTGAGTAATTCTAAGTGCATTTGTAGTAGTATTTGCAGAAATTACTCCACCGCTTAATGATAATACCTCTAGACTATCTCTTAATGATCCAAGTGTTGTTGTTCCTGTTCCTCCACCAGCTATTGTGCGAACTCCATTTGTTTCTACTATTGTGTTATTAAATTTCGTATTCATATTTTTATATAGCTTGTGCGTTTACTACGTCATTATTTCCATCAATGCATAGGCGAATAATACCAGCTCCGGTTGGCGTTTGGAATAAACCAAAAGTAATTCTGCAATAAAAAAAGCTTCCGCTTGCAGTGCCTCCATCTCCTCCAAATGAATCTGCTCCACCCACACAATTTGTAAATATTCCGCTTGCAATTCCTGTCCCACCAAAACTAAAATCTAAACCTCGGCAATTCTTAAAAGTCCCGTTTGCTTCTCCAGCATAAGCAAAAGCCCCTACGCCACCAGTGCAATTTTCAAAATCTCCACTTGCTATTCCTCCATCTCCCCCAAACGAGTATTCTCCACCTGTGCAATTTGTAAATGCTCCACTTGCTCCTCCTGCCCCACCAAACGAGTATTCTCCACCTGTGCAATTCACAAAATTTCCGCTTGCTGTTGTGGTAGCACCAAAACTCGCAAATCCACCAATACAGTTTGTAAATGTTCCACTTGCATCGCCACCACCTACGCCCCCAAAACTTTGATCTCCACCTGTGCAATTCACAAAATTTCCGCTTGCTGTGACACCACCACCACCAAAACTATTATTGCCGCCAGAACAATTTTCAAAAACTTGTAGAGGTCCACCTGAAATATCAAATGGGTGTCCTTTAGTGCTAATACCAACTACTCTGACATCGTTTGCTGTAACATGAATTGAGCCATCTTCAATGAACACGCTTGGTTTTTTTTCAGATGATCCTAGTGCAATAACATCAACAAATTCTTCATCAAAAATTGGTTCATCATTAAGAGGATATTCACCGGGAAGTAATAATAAAGTAGCTCTGTTAACATTAGTTCTTTGTCCTGTAATTAATGACAATGCTACGGTTTCTGCATACTTTTCGGTTATATTATCTCCTGGTTGAGCTATAACAACCGAAGCTGTAGAAGTTTTTAAATAAGAAGCAGAATTACTTTGTAATATAGTATAAACAGAATTCCATTGACCGGAATTACCGTTTTTATCATAAATATTGTTATTAGAACTTATTGAACCGTTTACGGTTAATTCTTTATTGGGATTGGATGTTTTAATACCAACATTAGGATATGTTGAGTTAACACCGCCAACATGAAGAACTTCTATGTTTTGATCTATATCGTAAAAAGATGCAATGTCTCCGGTTCCGTTATTGCCAATCCATACTGCTGGTCCGGTTCCGATATGTACAACACTTAATGCGCTTGTTGTTGAAAATATAGTGTTTGTAAATGTCTGAGTACCAGTTGAGGTTAGATTACCAAAAATAGTAACATCAGCATCTATTCTTGTGCTTTTTTTAATATAAAATTTATCTGTAAAATCTAATACTACTTCATTAAAAACATTATATAATTCTTGATCATCTACGATTGCTATAGCTTTATTTGAATTAATTGTATTATAAACCTGAAATCCACCAGTTGTATCTAAAACAAAATTGTTATAACCATCTTTTAATTTTTCTAGTTTTAAATTTGTAATATTAGCTATATTACCATCGGTTTCATTGGTACTGTAAACAACCTTACCCCATTGAGTTTCACCTTCTCCATATTTTATGCAAAATCCATCATCAGTTGAAGTTCCAAAAGATCCAAATGGAGCAGAATATCCATTTGTCAAAGGCTCATCCGCTATCGTTACGAAAAAGGTACTACCTAAATTTTTTAATTTTAATATATTGTTGTATGCTGATGCATTTATTTCAACCGGACCTGTTATTGTTCCTCCTGTAATCGGAAAATAATTAGAATTGACATAATTTATAGAAGCATTACTAGCCGAAGCATTTAAAACAGAAGTATAAACAGAATTCCAATTAGAACTTACAGGATTAACAGAAGTATAAACAGAATTCCAATTAGCCGAAGTATTTAAAACAGATGTATAAACAGAATTCCAATTAGCCGAAGTATTTAAAACAGAAGTATAAACAGAATTCCAATTAGAACTTACAGGATTAACAGAAGTATAAACAGAATTCCAATTAGAACTTAATATGTTAACGTTACTAAAAACGGATAAAGCATCAGGGTGTTGTATATTATCTAATAATATTTTTTTAGTAACACCTTCTTGAACTATGGGTATAATGTCTTTTGTAACATCAATAGTTTGTGTTTCTGGTAATTGCGAAATTCTAATGCCCATATTATATTACTTACCGTAAAAAACTTTTTCGGCTATTTTATCTATTTTTTGAGTTAGACTATCTTCTGATTTTTCAACATTTCTTAAAGAATTCATTATTATTTCGTGTCTTAACTTCGAGTCTTCTGCACTTGCTCTAAATGAGGTGATCATTTCTTTAATTGTCTCATTTTGATTTTGTATTTGCTCTAATTGTTTGGTTATTAATGTTTTTATATTATCACTATAAACATTTAATATTCTTTCGATGTATGCATTTTCATCTTCGGCTCTGGTTCCCTTTTTCCATAACCTGTCACCAATATTAACCAATAAGTGAAAAAACCCTAAAATTCCTCCTAACATTCCGGTTACTAATAAAAGATCGGGTAAATTCATTCCGGTATTGGTGGTACTTTTAAATACTTCTAGGGCTTGTGCAATGACTGGATAAAGGTTCATAATATGTAAAAATACTTACCTTTTTTACTCTGTATTTTTTAAATTTGAACCGTTGATATAAATATTTAATATTTAAAAAATTTATAAATAATTATATGCCAGATCAAATAAAACTTTTAAAAACATATTCATTTAGCAAGAACAATATAACTGGCAATTTTCCTGTTAATGTGGAAAATCCATTATTATGTGATATTTCTTTTTTTAGAAGTTTATTGTATAGCAGTGACAGTATAAATGATAGTATAAGCACTACTTCTAATAATCAACCCTCTTATAATGTACCCGAAAGTCTTTCTAATTTGGATGAATCCTGTAATTGTGAAAATTTAATCAAAACATATGAGGATTGCAGTTTTTCTGGTGGAAGTGCATTAATATATTTTAATGATATAATAGTTCAAACTCCGACTTCTACCCCCACTTCTACTCCCACAAGAACTCCGACCGTTACTCCTACACCTACTTCTACAAGAACACCTACATCTACTCCTACATCTACTCCTACGATAACTCCGACACATATTCCTACAAACACTCCTTTACCTACCAATACACCAACATCTACTCCTACTATAACACCTACAACAACTCCCACCCGAACACCTACTCCTACTCCGACAACATCAATAACAACAACTCCTACAGCTACAAGAAATTTAACACCTACTCCTACAAGGACATCTCCGGTTAAACCAACTATCAACAGATATTATAATTGTAACAATAAACCGCCGCATGTTGTTAAAGGAAAAACTGTTGTAAATCCTGTTACTATTACTACTCATGCTGGTGTATATTTTAATACATCAATAAAGTTACAATATGGTCAATGTTTAACACAATCTTCTATACCATTTAGTGTTCCTTTTGGTTTAATTTATACGAATAATGATAAAGGGTTAGAATCTAGTGGAAATCTTAATGGGTCGATAAAAACAAAAGGAATATATAAATTTATTATAATATCATATATGGAATGTTATGGTGGAGTCATTAATACCCAATATACATGTGTTACGATAAATGTTGTATAAAAAATAAAATAAAATAAATAATTAAACCGATGAATTTAGATACAAATAAACCATACACCTTTAAAGAATGGACAAATTTACAAGCAATTGATGTATCTGGAAACTCTTATGATAAATATAAAAATTATTTAAAATCATGGTATAACAATAGAACTGTTTTTTATTCTCAGACTAATAAAACATTGAAAGAAAATTATATAAAATTATTAAAAGATTTACTATATCTTTTTTCCGAGGAAGAAAAAAATAAATTTTTAAATGATATAAATTTTGATAGTGAAGAAGATGTAATATATAATATTCCTTATTTTGTTACAAAGATAAAAGAAATATCTAGGGTTTTATTATCTAAAAGAGAAAATATTAAAAACACAAAAATTAAATATAATTCGATTGGTTCTAGTCTAGGATTAGAAAATATTTTATACGAATATATATTAAAAAATTTTACAAAAAAAGAAAATAATTTAACCCAAATTCCGACATTAGCTATACAAAAATTTCTACCTGATTTATATGAGGTTAAAGACGATTTTTATATAGAAATTGAGGAATTGCATGATCCTAATTCTTATTACGATTCCGATCCATCTGTAAATATTACCAATTATCATGATATTGAAAGTTTAATAGCAGAAACTCCATTTGAAAATTTTGATATTAATGAATTAGTAAATTTGTTAAGTACTCGTTTTTTTGAAAAGGTTTCGAGTGATGTATTATCTAAAACATTTAAAGAATACACCGAAATAGATATTTTAAGTTCTACTAATAAAGCAAATTATTCGGCGGAATTGACCAGAAAATATTTAGGGGAAACTGTTTATAGTTTAACCGCTACCAGACTTAAAGAAGTAAATACACCTGATTTTAGTTTTTCTCTAAATGTAGCAAATGGTAATAATTGGTTTTATTGGCCTAGTGGTAATAAATCATTTCGTTTAGATGATTTTTCAAATTTTTATGAACCTATATTATTAAATAACTCATCTTTTCTTTCTTCTGGTGCAACCGGAGGAACCGATTATAAAAATTCTGATCTATTATTTGCCGAAAAAAATAGTGGTATTGACGGTGCATGGTTTCAGGGTAATAAAATAAAAGAAATAAACGAAACCATGTCTATAAAAATATTGGCTGGTGAAAAAAGAGAATTTATATATCCTTATTGTGGGTTTGAGCTATCTGAAATCGGAAATAATTTTAATCGATATTCTTTAACCGACGAACAACTAAAAAATTTTTATTTTCTAGATAAAGAAAAACAAAATAATATTTTGGAATCTTATTATAGTTCTACTTTACCCGATATTAACATAGAAAGTATGTATATTAATAATACATCACTAGTAAAATCAGGTGCTTATGCTGAAATTTTATCGGATTCTTCTGATATTTTAATAAAACAACCCTCATATTTAAATACAAATAATTTGCATTCCGATTCTACCGATGGTTTAACCGAAGCGGCTTTTTTATATAAAATGCAAAAAACCGATTTGCCTATATTAAAAGAATTAACATATATTTATTGGCCATATATAACCTATGAGCCGAATGATAATTTTCCGGTAACTATATTGCAAGATACTTGTATACCTATAACATTAAAAGAAATGTCGGTTAATAATTTTGTGGGATCTGTTGCCGGACTGACCATTGATTCCTCTGATATAATATATAAATTAAATACCAGAACAGGTGAACCAATCGAAGCTGCATTTTTAAAGAGTAGCTCGACCGACAATTTAGATCAATACCACAATAGCATAAAGATTTATAATGATTCTGCTAATAAGTGTTCAAAATATATAAGTGGCCCGATACAATCTTCATTATCATTTAAAGCTGATGCTGGTAAAAAAATATCGTTTATTTGGGGTGATGTTGATACATATGCTGATGATGTTTTTAAATTTTATGAACATTCTGATTCTTGTGCATTTAAACAAAATTCAAGCGATTTATATCCAGATCAAGATTTTATAAATAATATTCCAATAAACAACCGAAAAAATTGGACCAAATGTAGCTGTAAATCGGTTATTTATTCGCCTATCGGTCATGCGGGTGATAGTGTTTTTGACTATAATAATATGACGGACATGTTATTCCATGATGTTGACGGGTTGGGTGAATATTTTACATTTAATAATTGGAAGGATACTAGAGGACTTGATGTAGAAACAAGCCCACAATTTTCATATTATAGATTAACCGAAAATAATAAAAGTGTTGGTTGGGGTAAAGGATATTGGAAAACTGGTTCGGGTGATAGAATGGTTTTAAAAACAGGTAGACGTTATACCTACTGGAGAACATCACTAAGATCTGATTTAGACGGTGCTACATCTCCTTATTTTATTATAAAATATAATTATAAAGATATAAAAGGTTATCATAGTGACAGTTTTTGTAGCACCGATACAAAAGCCGATCTTGTAATTTTACTAGATATTTCTCGAAGTCAAACTAATGCTTTTGAACAAAATAAAAAAATTATAAACAGTTTTTGTTCACAAATATTAAATGATACAGCATTAGATTATAAAATTTCGGTAATTGCTTTCTCTAAAGATTCATATGTTATTAGTTATCTAACAAAAAATTCAGGAGAAATTGAAATAAGTTTAAATAGAATAGAACAACCTAAATCATATCCAAATTTTGTTACAAATTTATATGATGCTCTTTCCTTTACAAATTATATTTTAAATGAAAATGAAATATATGATCCAAATATTAAGGGACAATCCGTTAATTTTAAAAATTTATGTAAAGATGTAAGTAAAGAAATTGTAATGGGTTCTACTAGTGCTATATATTCCATAAATGACCCTAGACCAGATGCTAAGAAAAAATTAATAATATTTAGTGATGGTGCGGTAACAACTTTAAAAGACATTGATGGTAAAATTTATAATGCTGATAGTATAAAAGAATATATAAAAACAAATTTAAAAAATGTTGATATTTGTGCTATTGATGTTGGAGAATATTCTAATTCTAATGCACTAATGGAACAAATTGTTTATCCAAAAAAACAAAATTATTTTAATTTACAAAAATATTTAGTTAATGGTGAAGGAGATATAAAATCTTTTGTCGAATATTTGATACAAAGAACTATTAATGATACATGTGGACCTATTACTCCTCGTTGGAAAAAAATGATTAAAAACAATTTAGGACAATGGGTTGAAAGTTTGGATGAAAGTGACATGGTAATTCGACCCGGTGATTATTTGGCATATATTCATCGACCATCTACAATATATAATGGATACAATAGTGAATTTATTTTACCTTCTATCGGATTTACTATAAATGCAAAATTAAATGGTTGGGATTATGCGTCTGGTACATTTTCTCCTATAGCAATAGGACCAAGTTTTGGAGCTAAACCATTTTGGGCTAAAATTTATACTGATATTGATGAATCTAATCTTTTTAATAAAGAAACTTCCATGTTTGCAGGACATTTGAGATTTAAAAATGAATATGTTCCTTTAACCCAACCTGAAATTTCTACTTTAAAATTAGATAAAGGAAATTTTTTAACCTATAAAAGAAGAAAGGAAATATATTTAAACTGGAAACAACCGATATATTACACAACAACCGAAAATGTTAATAGGTGGAAAAAATTAGAATTTAAAAAAATACCATCAAATTTAAACGAAATTTTAAAAAATAATAGTATTGAAAAATATGCGGTTGCTACTGATATAGATAGTGATATTTTATTAGAAAGTTACTCTTCCTTTTATCCAACCAAATATAATTATTATGCTAGAAATTCTTTTGTTTATAATGAAAATTTAAGATATATTGAAAGAGATTTAAATTCTTTTGTTGTTTATAATACAGGTATTTACATAGAACCCCAAAATCCTTATAGCAATCTTTTAAATATAAACTTTCCTACTGTAGCTGTTTCACAATTTCCAAAAAATCTTGTATCTGAAAAGGAAAAGGGGTTATATCTATTACCCGAAAGATTAGGAGCTTCTTTTTATCTAGGTAAGGGATATTTTTCAGAAATATCTAATAATAAAATTGATATGATAGATTCTTTAAGTTCAGAGAGAATATATTTTGATTTAAATAAATACAGTGGCAGATATAGAGGATTGAGTAAAAAAGATCAATATACAATATCGGATATAAAAGAGATCAATAATCATTGGATTTCTGATTACGAATATAATTCTGATAAATCTGGTATGATAAAAAAACCATATGCTTACCAAAAACTTGTACCATATCATACCGATTATGAAAATAAAAGAAAACAATATTACGGTATTTCTAGACAGGACGACGATCTAGAATTGTGGTTTCCGATAGAGCCTTTGAATTGGAAAGATAAAAATATTAAACTAAATATTAAAAATGAACTATCTCTAGAGAATTTTTTATTAAAGGTTAATACTTTAATGTGCAATATTGGAGTTTTATGTGATTGGAAAACTGATATATACGGAAATGAATTTGGTGTATTTAAAAGTCATACTCCTAATATTTTAACCGAAAAATATTCTATATTGTTTACTCAGTTTTACGATTCATTAGAAATAGATCAATTGGAAGAAAATATATAAAATGCTAACAATATATCAAAAACAAAATGTAATCGGGGAAGCTTGGTTTAAACAAGCCAACGGTAAAAAATATTATATAAATCAAGCATTGTCAGCTTTTTCTGAAAAATATGTTTTTATTGATCCTGATTTTTCAAATCAATTTTATGATAATAGTTTAAAAAAATTAGATGTTATAGAAGACAATTTAATATTTGAAACTGAAAATGGATTTTTTATAGAAAAATATGAAATGATAAATAATGTTCCATATCCTTTATCATATCAAAACAATTTTACATCTCTGTCGGCTAATAATAAAATAACATATTGGTATGACGAACTGGATAGGGAATTGAAAACCTTTAATGTTCAGGTATCTTCGTATAACGATGATAAAAATCAAATGGTTTTAATTTTTAAAAATTATAATATTGATAGTGGTGATTTTTTTAGAAAAAATATGTTTTCTTTTTCATTATCGGGTAACTTTATTTCTTCTATAGATTGTTTTAATTCCTGTTACAATATAGATACTAATACATATAATATTACCTTTATGTTTAACGAAAATAATTTATATACTTCTAATTTAAAATTTAAAAAAAATTGGGAGATTGATAATGTTGTTTTAATTGTTCCTGATAATAACTTTATTTTTTTAGACGATTTCCAAATATTTGAATAAATATTTAAGTGACTCGATTTACAATTTTAAATTCATTTTCAGCTATAAATCAATATAATTTTGAATTTCAACCTATTTCAGAAGGTTATAATTTTAAAAAAGAAAAAATTTGTTTTGATAATGGTTTAAAATTTTATCTATATGATTTTTTAAAAAAACCTAAAGATTTTTCTTTTAATAATAAAACCGGATTTTTTTTATCTAATTTATATACTAATTCGGATATATTTGAATATAATGAACCATTTCAAACCGAATTAACCGAAATAGAAAGTCCTTTGATAAATTTAGATGGTAATATTTTTCAATTTCAATTAAGCAGTTTATATTTAAAAACTAATAATATAGCAAACAAAAATGACAATTTAAAATTTATTTTTGAAGATGATTATGTCAAAATAGCCAATATTAATAATAACTATTTAACATATAATGAAAATTTAACCAAAATAAATTTTAGTTATTATGTAGTCGGATCGGAATATCAAAAATTTGATTATATTCTGAATGATAACAATATAATTTTATTTATTTATAATACCAATAAAACAAAATATATAGACGCTTCTTCTGTTCCTATATCTATAAAAGCCTATAACGATGATGATGTATTTTTTAATAATAAAAAATATTATTTTGGTTTTTATTCATATGAAAAATCAAAATCACTTTTAAAGAATACAAAAGAATTTATGGTTCGGTATGATAACAATCCTATCGAAAATACACCTGATCAATTAAAATATATAGAGGATACCGAATCTGAAAAATATAAACAAAATTATATTATAATGTATCCATATAAATTTCAAAAAGATTTAAAATATCCGTTTTATATACATGGATTAAAAAACTATCAAACTGCCGAATATGAATATAGTAATGGTTATAGTGGATATGATAGTAAATGGATTCGTAGAAATTATGAAAAATTATTTACTGGTACGAATCAAGAAGGCGGGTATGAAAATGTTTATTTGGATTATACGTCTAAAACAAAACAATTAAAATTTAAACCAGATGAAAATACTAAATTCTTTTATCCTATTTTTGCTGATAAATTACACATACAAGATTCGGGGTTAATAGAAGACGGTGCTATAGCCGGAAAAATACCATTTGAATCTGATAAGGTATTTTTAAATAAAATTGATTATAATGACATATTGCCTACTTTAGAATTTACTCCTCCACAGAGTTTTAATAAATATGATGGAACATGGGCCTGTGCATGGTTAAGTGGAAACGAAAATAATGAAAAGATGTGGATAGATAGATATTACAATGCCGCTTATTATACACATGACTCAGCATTAACATCTTATAAAACTTATCATGATAAATATGACCCAACAAAAGATTATGTTTGGGATGAACCGTCTAAGATGTATTTGGAACCGGGCGTTAGGTATAGTTATTACAGAATAGGAGAAAACATTTTAAATTCTTATGTAAATTCATATGTAAAAAGTGAAAATGTTGACGGTAATACTTTATTATTAAATGTTACTAGTTTTAATTCTGATATTCTAGAAGATTTTTCTGTATATAAACATAATGGTACTTTATTTTATAATAAAATAGAAAATTTAAAAAATTCTTATTTGGTATTAGACGGTCAAAATCATGCAGTATTTCCATCAACCGAAGAATTGTTGAATACTGAACAATTTACGGTTAATTTGTGGATAAATGTAAAAGACTGGAAAAAAATCGAAGGTAATCAAATATTTGGTAATTTTTATGATAGTGGTTACGGTTTAATAAACGGGTCATCTTTAACTACACCAACATTTACTTTATCTGAAAATGTAAGCGGTATGGGTATAACCTCAAATTATAAAATTAATATTATCAATAATACAATTTTAAATAGTTTACCCAAAGCTCAAAATAAAATAATACAAAGACTCTCTAATTTTGATTGCTGGATTTTTGACTGTTATAATTTGGTGGCAGTTAAATACGATATAGAAGGAAAAATATTAAAAACTACAACAAATTCGGATATATTAAAACAGTATTTAAATAATATAACTCAGGTAGAAATCGATGAATACGAAAATTTATATATATTCGATAAAAGTACTAAAAATGTGGTTATATTAAATCCTAATGGCGAATTTTTGAATTATCAATATTTAGGGTCGGAAGGATTTCAGATTAATAGTTCTAATCAAATTGTTTTATCTGTAAGCGACATATCTGCTATCGATAATGATGGTGTATTATGGGAAGCACTGGGTAATAATTTATATAAAAATAAAAAAATATATGGAACCATCGGAACAATAAATCAAATGAGTTTTGATGATTTTAATAATTTGTGGATACTACACGATCAAGATAAAATAACCAAATTAAATGTAACAAAAGATTTATTTGAGTTTACACATAGATTGGGAATTAGAACAAATTTACCCGAAAATTATTGTCTGATATCGTTCCTTAAAGAAAACAAAACAGTAAGAACCATAAATTTTTTAAGAATTCCTAAAAATTCTTTAGGGGATATGCACGATGTTGCGATTATTATCGATGTTTTTGAAAATCAGTGTTATATCATGAGTCAATCTGGTAAATTATTAAATAAAATACCGTTAAGAGCATTTACACAATCATCAACATTTAAATTTTATGCTGAAGGTGATTTTACAGGTTATCAGTATTTAAGAAAATTTGAAAAATCGGGCAGTTATTTTAGTTGGAAATTTAAATTAGCACAACCAAATAGTTTAGATAGTAGATTATACAATTTGAACCATTCTACAGAAAATCTTTATAAGGGATGGCATCAATTTACCTTTGTATTTGATTCTTTAAATGGTTGTGCTAAAAGTTTGATTGACGGCGTAGAAGTAGAATCAGTCAAATTTGAAAAACAAAAATATAGCCTATATTTTGATTATAGATCAAATTTATTATTGGGTGCGGCAACGATTAAAAATAAAGTATTAAACGATGTTTTAAATTTAAAAGAATCTTATAAATTTATAGGAGATGTAAAAGATATTAGTATATATTCAAGAGCCTTAACAAATAATCAATGTAGAAATTTATATAATATAAATAGTATTTCTGACAAGATAAAGGATTTAAATTGGAATATTTCGGTAGGGGAAAGAAATTATATAGAAAAAATAACACATTGGTTTAAAATGCAATTAACTGGTTCAAAATCTAAATATTTTAATATTAAAATACACAATTTAAAATTAGACGATCATCAAAAGAGTTTATTTGAAAATTCATTGAAAAATGTTATTGGTAAAATAAGTCCTTCATATACAAATTTAAATAAATTAGAATGGTTATAAAATGGAAACAGAAAAAATAAATAAAGAATGCTCTAACATATATTTAATAGATCATGATTTTTGTCTTTCTGATTCTCTAAATATAGTCAACACAAATTTTAAAAATTTGTCTGCTCAGATTAATAATATTCAAAAATATTATGATATGTTTCAAAGTTTTTATACTTTTTTTGAAAGCAATAGTTCAAAATATTTTAATACTTTAACATATGTTAATCAATTTAGTGCTAAATGGGATAGTGCTTATAATACTATTAATACCTATAAAGAAAAATGGAATTCTTCTCCTATATATTTAATATATCCAACTTTAATAGAATTTGATAGATGGTATTTATATACTGATGCGGTTAAAGATAATGTTGTACATTGGTTAGAAACCAATTTTCCGTCAAAAGATTATAGCCAAAATCAAAAAATAAATATATCACTAAATTTAACAAAACCCGAATATAATACATTTAATTTTAAAAAATCTTACGATGAAAAATGTACTGTTTTTAATAGTGCAACTAAAAAATGTGAAAAATGTAATAATGTTTCTCCTAGAACATGTTGTGTTTCAAATGAATATTGTATCAATAAAACAAAATTAGAATATATAAACACTATAGCATCAGAAACAAACATAAAAAGTAATATAAAAAGTAATTCTTTTGATATTAATTTTTTAAATCCTTCTTTTAATATTGAATATGGTGCTAGATTAAAAAAAGGATTTAGAATTAGTGGAACTGGTAAATTAGGAAATCTCGACATATCAAGCAAAACCTTAGAATTGGATACCGATATAGATGTTGAAATAGATCGAATTAAAAAAACTTTATATTTAAACTATGATATATTTACCGATGTTACTAGAACAATTATAGATGATGTTTCGGTAAAAAAACAAGCATCTCCTCAAAGGAATTCCGCATTCACCGGAAGTTATTCTATAGGCGAAACAATATCCGAAAAATCATTAAACGTTTTTAATAATACACCTGTTTTTTTTGGTAACATTAGTGCTGGTAGATATAGATTGGTATATGTTAAAGGAGCTATGAGTCCTTGGTCAACCGGAAATAGATGGTCTGGTGTTCCGGTTATTAAAATAATGAATGGTTCTAATACATTTTATACAGATTATTTAGATTATACCGATCCTATAAATGCTGTTAGAAATGCCTCTACTGCTAATCAAGGAGAAGCATGGTTTCATGAATTTAATCATAATGGTGGGGCTATAGATATGCTTTTTAATGATTCTTCATATAATGATAATCGAATATTAGATAATGTTGCTCCTACATTTAAACTTGTAAAAATGATTCCTAATACTTTTATAACCGGACCTAATGATGGATTATATGACATGATTAATCTTACAAATCCTTTTGATTATCCGGCTAGTTTTAAATTTGAAGGAACAATTGATAATCAACTGTATTTAAATGGTGTTCCGGTTACTGATTTTTTAACATCTAAAACAGAGATAACAAAAACTATAAATACTGTTTCGGCTGGTGGTACAGTAAATATGTCTGCGTATACTAGTCAAAGGAGTGATGTTTCTACTGATTACGCCGAAATTGTTGGTAGGGTTACGTGGTATAGTTTACAGGATATTCCTAATGAAATTGGATTTGATGGTAATATTGAATGGTTTATAAAATGTTTACCTGAAATTAAACCAGATAATATTAATGGTTGTGATATTTGTAATAATTGTGATGTTGTACCGGAAGATAAATATGCTACGGTTGAATGCGGTAAACTATCCGGTGATAAAACCATAAATATTAATTATACAAAGGGTATTTCCGATAGATCGATATATAGAACTTTCTATATAACATTTACAAATAACAATGGAAATTGGATATATCGATAAAATATAAATAATATGCAACTTTTAAATATAGAAAATTTTGAATTTGTTGGTGATTCTTTATCAGCCATAAATATAAATTTTGATGTAATTGATTCGACTTTACAAAAATTAAATATTGATACTAATAAATTTTTAATCCCGTATTCTAATTTTTTTAAACAAAATCAAAAGATAATAAAATCTATAACCGATGTTTTTTATGATCGAAAACCATTGTGGGATTCTATGGTAACAATAGTTTCGACTAATAGTGCAAAATGGATAAAACCTATTGTTTTTATTAGTTCCAATGTTTATCGGTTTCCCGAATCTAATGATCAATCAACCATAAACAGTGTAATAAATCAATTTAAAAGTGTTTATCCTATGTTTGAAAGTTCTTCTTCGCAACGACCCAATTATATAGAAAACCAAAAAGCCGTAGTTTATTATTATGTTAACCATATAAGCAATAAATTAACAATAAATGATACAATAAATTCCGATATAGCTAATTGTGTTTCTCAGGGTACAAAAACTACTGTTATAAATTGTCAAAACCAAAGATTAAATTCGACAACAACATGTAATGGTTCTGAAGTAAGTTGTTTGGGTTGTGAAGGAACTCCGTGTCAGCAAGAAGTATCGGTAACTTGTTTATATCCTGAAACTAAAACAACAACGACCAATCGTTATATTCAAGCAATAATTAGAAGTAATTTTGAAGACATATCTGAAAAAGAAATAAAAACAATATTTTTAACAGTAAAAGATTGTGATTGGGTGATTGAAAGGATTTTATAATGATATATAGCCATAACATATATGAAGATGATTCTGTTGGAAATTCTCTTGGAAAATTAAATTATAATTTTTCAAATCTTGATATTCAAACTTGTAATTTAATAAATAAATATTTTGAAGGAAATAATAGTTTATTCACAAATTTTTTAGCATTCTCATCGAAGTTTTTAAACGTTTTGGATTCTATAAATGTTTTTGATGATCCTGATGAATATCAAAGATGTTATACCGCAACAAATATATTAAGTTCTTATTGGGATAAGACCGAGATTACGGTTCAATATCCTATAAATTTTTTATCAGATTCTTATAATAATATTAAGGATTTTTATTTAAAAACTGTTGACAATAATGCATTAATAGAAACAGCTCGAAATTATTTAAATAAAAATTTTTCGGTTGAAAACTATAATGAAGGAGATGTTATTAATGTACAATTTTTATTATATAATTCTACATCAGATTTTATAAACGTAGCATGGAGAGCAGACGGAAATCCTGATCCTAATATAACACCGACTCCTACTCCTACATCAACACCTACAGGTACTCCTACACCAACAAATACACCGACAATAACACCATCACCAACGCCTACTGGCTCTCCAACACCATCACCAACGCCTACTGGCTCTCCAACACCAACACCGACAAATACACCAACACCAACACCGACAAATACACCAACACCAACACCGACAAATACACCAACCATAACACCTACACCAATTGTTGCTTTGGCTATGGAAGAAGATATAAATGATGGAATATTAGGAATTGATGATAGTGATCCTGATGATGATTATATAATATTGTAAAATATAAAAAAGATATAAATATTTCAACTCATGGCAATACAAACAATAGAATTTAAAAATGTGGGAACAATAAATTGGAGTGTTCCGGCTAATGTAACTTCTGTTGATGTAATTGTTGTTGCTGGGGGTGGTGGTGCTTCTGGTCGTCAAGGTGGCGGGGGTGGAGGTGGTGGTATATCTTATCAAAAAGCATATCCTGTTACATCTGGTCAAATTATTTCGGTGATTGTTGGTAATGGTGGTAATTCTGGTATAGCTAGTGGTGCTGATGGCAATGACGGAGAATCCAGCAAATTCGGAACATTAATATCTACTGGCGGTAAGGGTGGAAAATTGGTCGGAAGTGGTGGTTTAGGTGGAATCGGAAATTATAGAAATGGAAGTGCTGGCGGTGATTATTTAAAGGTTGGTAATAATGGTTATAATATAACCGGACTTTTAGAAAAAATTGTATTAAATTGTTCTGGTGGTGGTGGCGGAAGTCGTTCTTTGGGTGGAAGTGGTGGGGGAGGAAATGGTGGTGGTGTTCCTCCTGCTGCTGGATTATTGGGTTTAACAATTGATGGTTCGGGCGGTTTAAATAATACTGGTGGTGGTGGTGGCGCGGGTAATGGTAGTTTTACTGCTGCTGTTTATGGTCCTTCTACCGAAAATTATGATTGTTCTTATAAAGTACATAAAACGTGTAATAAAGAAGAAACTGGTAAATGTATAGACGATTGTTGGGGATATACATTTGACTGTAAAAATAATTGTCCTTCGGGTGTTAATAAAAAAAATGGTAAAACTAAAAAAGGTTGTGCTTCTGGTAAGGGCGGTGGATGTAAGGAATATGATTGGTCTAAAACAGTTTCTTATGATTGTTCATATACACAAGCAAAAACATGTACAAGAAATATAACACCCGCATTAATAACACCAGCAATAACAGTTAATGCTAGTTCCGGTAATGGTGGTTCTGGTATAGTTGTAATAATTTATAATGAATCGCTTCCGCCTACATCTACACCCACTCCTACGCCAACCGGAACACCCACGATAACGCCTACTCCTACTTTTACTTCTACCCCGACCCCTACATCTACACCCACTCCTACGCCAACATATACTTTAAGACCTACTATTGCACCAACTTCTACACCTACTTCTACAAGTACTCCTACTCCAACTGGTGTTTCTAATATTACACCAACTAGTACTCCTACGCCTACTCCCACAACAACACTAAGACCTACTTCTACCCCAATACCAACAACAACCCCTACACCGACTCCCACTCTATTACCTAGTTATGTTATTTGGCCTATAATGGAACAATGGATTTCCCATTATATTAAAAAAGATGTTTTTATATCTAAAGGATGCACATTTAAATTTAAAAAAATAAACAATCAATGGGTTTTAAAAAATAATATTTGCGGTGAACCTTTTAATTATGTTGAACCATCTTTACCGTTGGTTCCAACTAAAACACCAACACCAACTCCGACCAATACACCTACAATCACACCGACCCCAACAAATACACCTACACTTACACCAACCAATACACCAACTAATACGCCGACAAGAACACCGACAAGAACACCGACTAATACTCCTACACTAACACCAACTCCTACTTCTACTGCAACTAAAACACCTGTACCTACATATACACCAACAAGTACACCGACCGCAACACTTACTCCCACACCAACTAATACTCCAACTTTAACTCCTACACCTAGTCCAACTCCTACTAGAACGCCGACTAATACTCCCACATTAACACCAACCCCAAGCCCTACTCCTACTGCAACACCTACATCAACTCCTACCGTAACCCCTACACCCACACCAAGAGAAGTTATTGTTGATTTTACTAAATCTGGTACTACTAATTGGACGGTTCCTAATAATGTTAAATCCGTAGAAGTTGCCGTAATCGCTGGTGGTGGTGGTGGTGCTGGTCAGATCGGTGGTGGTGGAGGTGGTGGAGGTATTAGTTATGAAAAAAATTATACTGTTTCTTCGGGTCAAAATATATCTGTTATTGTCGGAACTGGTGGAACGAGTGATTATGTTACAAACGGTACAGATGGCGGAGATAGTTATTTTGGAACCTTAAAAGCTACTGGCGGAAAGGGCGGTATAGTAAACGGTATTGGTGGTATTGGTGGTATCGGTAATTACGGCAATGGATCTTCTGGTGGAAATATAAATATTAACGGTGTTAATGGTATACAGCCTCCATTATTTTTAATATCTGAAATAAAATCTGGTAGTGGTGGGGGAAAAAATGGAAATGCTGGAACTGGTGGTGGTTCTGGTGCTAAAACCGAAAATTCCAATGGTATTAGTGCTGGAGCAAATACGGGCGGTGGTGGTGGATCTGCTTGGGCTGGAACTTATAGTATTAATAATTCGAGAGTGGAAAAATATGCTTGTTATGCGGAAAGCAAAGAAAAACAAGCTACTGGTTATGTTTGTAGAATTTGTAAAGAAAATGATAAATGGGTGGAAAATAACATATCTAAAAATATTTTAGATTTTAATTTAAATTGTTTATCAAACTGTGGGAAAAAAGGTCACGATTCTTGGTATTATGCATCGGAAGACCTTGTTGGTACTACTAAACCTTGGAATGGTAATTCTTATGATTTATCAGCTGAATCAAGTTACAATAGAAGAAAATGGGCTGGTTTGTGTGGTGAGGGGAATAATGATTGTGGCGGTTTAGACTTTGGTGGAGCGAGATGTTCGGTAACTAGATGCACTACACCAGGCACCTCTTACTATCCTTATTATGTTTGGGGTATATATAGAATAAAATGGACCGCTGATGCTTGTTCTAGAACTATAACCGATACTACAACAGGAATAGGAACAAATGCCACTAATAATGGAAAAGTTGGTGGCAATGGTGGATCTGGTATGATAAGAATTAAATATTATGTTTAATATTTTTAGGTAATTATTTAAATATATGGCAAATAAAAAAATTTCAGAATTAACCGATGCTGGTAATATTACAGCATCAGACGAAATACCACTAGCTAGAGCAGGTAGAACCTATAAGGCTAAAATAGGTCTTTCGATTGTTCCTGCTGGTTGTGTTATGGCTTTTGCTGGAACCACTATACCCGAAGGATGGCTTTTGTGTGATGGATCGGCTATACCAAATGCAGTTGGAACCGTTCAAGGTAAAACAGATAATTTTAGTATTTTATTTTCTATTGTGGGTAGTAATGTGCCTGATTTAAGAGGTGTTTTTATCAGAGGTGTGGATAGCGGTAGAGGTGTGGATAGCGGTAGAGGTATTAGAAGCTATCAAGGGGATGCATTTAAAAATCATTCGCATCCTTATGTTGATACGTATGCTAATTTTGGATCAAAAACTAAAGTTGGCGGAAACAATGAAACTGGTTGGAATTGGGTAACTCCTTATACCTATAAAAATTCAGCCACTGATGGTTCCGGTGAAGGTGGTACAGAAACTCGACCAAAAAATGTGGCTTTACATTATATAATCAAATATTAAATATATTTGATGTTTGTACTTTTTAATAATCGAAAGGAATTTATAGGATATTCTGATCAATTACCGCCATCCATTCAATATTATCGTAACATTGATGATGATTTTGATATAAACAAAGAATTTTGGGACGGTAATTATGAAAACGGTTCTATAAAAAAAATAGAAACCCAAAAATTAAATGAATTTGAATTAGAGGCCGATTTTATTAACAAAACAAAGGCTCTTTATAATACAGAAATAAGTCATTTACTTTGTATTAGACAATTAGGAAAAATATCGGAATATATAAATTTATTTGATCCACAATTTAAAGAAATGTGGTTAGAACTACAACCGTTATTCGGAAAATATGATAATATAGTTGAAAATCTAAAAAATCTTGATAAGTTAGAAAAGAAAGAAGAAACATATGAGAAATTTAAAAACGTACTTTAATCATAAAAAAGAATTTTTTTATTTTAAAAAAATTAGATATGCTCAAGGTATCGGTGATGTTTGCGCGGCTATTTTACATTCAAAGTTAATCGGGCCTATAACATATTTAGTTACAGGAGATTTAGAACCTTGCCCAAGATGTCAAAATCGTAGAACCGCTCTAAATCTTTTGTTTCCTATTCCTTTTTGGAGACTTTTTTTTAAGAATGATGATTTTTATAATAAATCTTTAAATAAAAATTTTGAAAAAATAGCAAAAGAAAATTCTTTTGTTGATAAAATTACAGAAGAACCTAGAGAAATTCTATCGCCTTCTTCTATAGAAAAAAATGATGGATTATCAATAGAAAGTAATAATGAGACATTGATCCAACAATCAAATAATTCTGATATTTTTAAAGATTACATGTTAGTATCAGAGTCTAGAACCGAACACGAAAATTTATTACTTGTAAATAGAATCTATAAAAAATTATAATGCAAACTTTAGAAATAACATATATAGCAGCAAAAGTTGAAACTAGTGGAACTTTTACATTTTGTCAAAAATTGAATGATTTTCTTTCTGATTTAAAATTATGTCATTTATTTACTAATAATATAAATCTACATAAAATATATGGTAAATTATACGATAGTCTAGGAGATATTTTTGATAAATTTCAAGAAGAAATTATAGGATTAACAAAAACTAATTGTAATAATTTTTTAACCAAAGAATTTCTAGATAATTTCTGTCAAAATAGAATTACCGAAAGTTCTGATGACTATAAAAACAGTTATTTTAGTTTGATCGACGGAATAACTAATCTTTTAAACTCCGAAGAATTAAAAACCTTTATAGCCTCCCAAGAAAAATCAGGATTAAATAATACACTAGAAGAAATTTACTCTTCTATCAATAAAGCCAATTATTTAATATCAATGTGTTAATCTCTACGGGGTTGGCGTTGGTGTAAATGTATGTGAATATATTCTAGTTGGTGTAGGGGTAGGAGTAGGAGTAGGAGTGGGGGTGGGGGTGGGAGTATTTTTAATATTGAAATCCAACAATACTGGTATTAAATGGTTATATTTTTGACTTTCGAATAAATAAATCATTCTATTATCTATACCAAACATTCGAGTGCCTACCAATTTAAAATTTTTTAATGGTAAATCGGCAGAATTGTAAATAGGTAATCTTAAATTTAAATCAAATTTAAGAATTTGTGGCAATTCTTCTCCTATTCTATAAAAATCAATTTTTACGTTATATATTTTATTTGTTACATCTTCAAAATAATAATGATTTTTTATTATATAGTTTCTTGGATCACCCGGTTCGTTTTGATACGGTAAAGCTGTTAAATTTAAAAATTCTGTAGCATTATTTAATATTTGGGTTTTTGTGTTACCGTCACCGAAATCATATACAACCTTCCATATTTTTTTTGTTGGTATATAGCCAGATATACAAAAATTTAATGTTAATGGTGAAACAAAATCAAAAATTTGTCCATATGTAGCATTATTGATATCTATTAATGTTTCATTAATCATTTTTTATTTTTTTTATTATTAAAACTCATTCCATCCATCTGAATATAATGCCCATTTTTTAATATAAAAATCTGGATATTGATATGCTCCATCATTTCTAGTATTAAACGATGGGTGGACATTATAATCAGTACCTATATTATGTGATATTTCATTTTCTCCGTTTATACTAAAATTAACGATATTACTCGAAAATCTAATTGATATCTTACAATATTTTGATGTGTCGGACGAAATTGTTGATGGGTATGTTGTAATATTAGTTTCGGCATTTGCACCTGTAATAAAAAATTCAAATTTTCCATCAGATCTTCCGTCCGCGCCAGCATTAACCCATGTAGCATAATCAGCTGCTTCGGTAATCCATACAGGATAGCCACCAGCCTGTGTTTGCCATACAGGATAGCCACCAGCCTGTGTTTGCCATACAGGATAGCCACCAGCTTCACATATCCATGTTGTTGCACCGGAAGTAACAGTATTTCCTACTACTGTAGGCCATACGGGTTCTGCTCCTGCTGTACCACCGACAGTACATTTATATTTAAACCCCCCTGAAGTAACTACGGTAGGTCTGACATAATTATTTACGGAATATGCTATAGAAGGAGTGAAAGTAGATATACTAGTATCGGCAACAAGCTGACCAACCGATGTAGGCCATGTTGGTTGTGATCCATTAGAAGTAGTTGTTCCGGTTACAGCATTAACATACTTGTAACCACCAGAAGTAACTACAGTAGGTCTGACTACAGAACTGAGAGAATAAGAATTAGTTGTAGCCCAAATAGATATACTAGTATCAGCAATCAAATCTCCTATATTAGTAGGCCATGTTGGTTGTGATCCATTGGAAGTAGTTGTTCCGGTTACTTGGTTAACATATTTGTAGCCACCTGAAGTAACTGCTGTGGGTCTAACTACAGAATTAAGAGAATATGAATTAGTTGTAACCCATATAGATATATTAGTATCAGCAACAAGTTGACCAACCGATGTAGGCCATGTTGGTTGTGATCCATTGGAAGTAGTTGTTCCGGTTACTATATTTTTATATTTGTAAGCATTAACTACTGTTGGTCTAACGTAATAATTCGTAGCATAACTTGTAGTACTTGCCCATATAGACGGATATCCTATAACAGTGTCTTTAAATGTGGTAGGCCATGTTGGTTCTGGATAAGATGCATAGCTAGATCCAGCTGTTGTTGTTATGTATTTAAATCCATTTTGTGAGGTTGGTCTTATATTATCACCTATAGAGTAAGATGTTGGGGTTGACCATGCCGCACTTGATCTAGGGATATATCTTACGCCAAACGAATATGGTAAGGTTATTTTATCATATGTTCGGTCTGCGCTATATTGTAATGACCAAGCAATTTTGTTTGCAATTTCATGGTAAACAAGACCAGCCGTTTTTGTTTTGTAAGAACTGTTTGTTGCTAGTCCTTGTCCGGTAAATGCTGGGATATTTCCTAAGCTCAAAGAACCTACTACTAAATTTGGAGTTATTATACTCGCAGGAGTTCTTATATATAAAGAAAAAGGTATACTATGAAAAGTATTACTAAAACTGTTTTCAATAGTTACTCCGGTTCCTGCGATATTCCATCCTAATTGACCTATTGTTCCTGATGTAGTACCACCAGTTCCAAATTCTTCTCTTAGTGAAACATAACTAAAATCTAATGGATCGAACCATTTATCATTAATTTTTCCGGTTGTGCTGATATTGCCAACTATGGTTAATTTTTCGACTGGATTATTTGTTCCGATACCGATATTACCATTTTTAATAGAAAGACGAGAAGTTCCTGTATTTAAAATATCATTACTGGCATAAACCATTCCAGATTTAAAATCTATATTTTGGGTTTCGGTTCCTATTACCATACCAGTAGACGATAGTGTTCCGATAAAAGATGTATTGTTGCCGAGAGATGCTAAAGAAACAACAGTGCTTCCATTAGAAACCGGAGAGGCCATATGTAATACTTTATAATTACTATTATTATATGAAGTTGGTGGATATATATAAGTATCTAAAAGAACGTCTCCTTTTTGTGATACTCTAACTTTTTCAGAACCATTTGTGGTTATTGAAAAGGTATCATCGGCTGGTGAAAATATACCTGTATTAGAATCTGTTTGAAATTTTAATGATGGTTGTGTTACCGTTCCTTTATTTATATTGACTTTATCAAAATATCCTTCTTCGGTTGCACTGATGCCGCCATAAACTGTTAGTTGTTGCGGAAAGGTTTCGATTGTTGTAGAAGTATTAGTTCCTATGCCTACCCTACCATCGGTTCCTATAATCAGTCTATTATATGGTGTAGAATTATTATATTGTCTAAATACAAGAGGTTCATTTCCATTATCTCCGGTTTGAAAAATTAATCTAGAGTTACCGTCATCAGTAAAGTCAAATTTAATTAAACCGTAATCATTTGCTCCATAATTATAACCAAATTGAATAAATTTAGAATCATTTACTAATATGTTACCATTTGTACTAATATTTCCATTTACGGTCAATGATTCTGTCGGCTCTGTTGTTAAAATACCTACTTGACCTGTAGATTTTATTGTAAGAGCTTCTGTGGTAGTATTATATCCGGTTTGAAAATGAAATGCTTTATTTAGTGTTGCGTTGTGATATATATTTTTAAAATATGTGTCACCGTAAAAATTATCATATTGTATGTAAAATCCTTCAGCATTTAACCCCGAATTTCCCGCCAATCTTAACACTGGATTATATGCATCAATTAAAGATTGTATTCTAACTTCTGGTATTTGGGTAGATTCTACTATATGAATATTTGCTTCTGGTGTATATGTTCCTAATCCCAATTTACCATCATCGGCAAAAACAATATCATCGCCATTAGAATCTATAAAATGTGCTATTGGTTGATTTCCTTCTTGTGTAACTGTTAAGGCTGGTCCTGTGCCTTTATTGTAAATATCAACAGCACTTGTTATTACTACATATGTATCAAGTCTAGTTACATATCCTAACGTTGAAAGATTTCCGGTAATTGTAACGTTTCCGTCAAAATTAGTATCTCCTAATAAATCTAATGCCTTGGTAGGGGCATTATTGTTAATACCCACTCTACCGTGCATAATATTATTTCCATATGCTGTTGAAAGAGGAGTGTTTAAACTATAAGCCTCTATTGCTACTGTTATACCATTAGCAGAAATAGCTCGATTGTTTGATGCAACCTCTAATCCTATATTTTTACCAAAAGATGATATAGAAACATTGTTAGAGTATATATCAGCACCAATGAAGTTACCATTAGCAGAGATAGCTCTAACCGGAGAGGCAACTTCTATACCAATAAAATTACCATTAGCAGAAATAGCTCTATTGTTTGATGCAACCTCTAATCCTATATTTTTACCAAAAGAAGAGATAGAAACATTATTAGAATAAATATCAGCACCTAAAATATTACCATTAGCAGAAATAGCTCTAAAATTAGAGGCTACTTCTAGACCAATATTTTTACCAAAAGATGATATAGAAACATTGTTAGAGTATATATCAGCACCAATGAAGTTACCATTAGCAGAGATAGCTCTATTGTTTGATGCAACCTCTAATCCTATATTTTTACCAAAAGAAGAGATAGAAACATTATTAGAATAAATATCAGCACCAATGAAGTTACCATTAGCAGAAATAGCTCTAAAATTAGAGGCTACTTCTAGACCAATATTTTTACCAAAAGAAGAGATAGAAACATTATTAGAATAAATATCAGCACCTAAAATATTACCATTAGCAGAAATAGCTCTAACAGGAGATACAACTTCTAGACCAATGAAGTTACCATTAGCAGAGATAGCTCTATTGTTTGATGCAACCTCTAGTCCAATATTTTTACCGAATGATGAGATAGAAACATTATTAGAATAAATATCAGCACCAATGAAGTTACCATTAGCAGAAATAGCTCTAACCGGAGAGGCAAAACTTCCAGCAAGTTTTAAAGAATACGATGAAATTGCTAAATTTTCAGAAAAAACTTGAATACCGTCATTTGATCCTTTTACAAAAATGCCTTCATATCCCCCAATAGCGCAAATTGCAGTATTATTTGAATAAAAATGTGCTGCATAAGAACTTAAAGGTGCTACAGCACTTAAAGATCCTGATAATATAAATTCCCCTAAAAACGGTTCTGCTATACTTGCTATAGGATCGTGTCCCGCATCAGGAATGTTTATATTTGAATATGTGTGGTGATTTCTTCTATGGTATTTGGAATGGTATCTATTGCTCATATGTTCTCAAGTCTCATCAAAAAATGTGTTCTCCGTTATATTATAAAACGTGAATACTATTATTGAACGAAAATACTTATTTTTATTTTAATGTAATTACTATTTTTTTTGCTTTTATCTATATTTTGATCCGGTTATTCTAACAAAACCTTTTGCGCCGTTTCCACCAGACCAACCAAGTGGTTTGGATCGATCATTGAAACCTGCTCCACCTCCACCGCCGCCATGACCGTTACCGTTGCTGCCAGTTCCTTTGTTTCCACCGCCGCCGCCTGATCCGTATGGGTTTCCACCGCCGTTGCCGCCGTTGCCGCTAGAGGTATCTTTACTTCCACTGCTTCCTCTTGACCCTGATCCTCCATTGGGACTTCCGCCGTTGCCGCCAGAGCCACCGTTTCCACTATTTCCAGCCTGTCCACCAAATCCTCCGTTAACTCTTGATCCACCGACTTGAGAAAATCCACCAGTATCTCCATTATGTTTACTTCCTCTTCCTGACGTTTGACCTCCAGCTCCACCAGAACCAACTATTACGCCAATACTTTGACCGGGTGTTACGGAAATGGTCACATTAGTATAACCGCCAGATCCTCCGCCGCCACCGCCACCGCCATCTCCAACTTCTTGCCCTGTTCCGCCGCCACCGCCGCCAGCAATTATTAAAGCATTGATAGAATTACACCCAGCAGGAACCACAAACGTAGCATTATTACTGTAATCAGATTGAAAAGAAACTCTTGGTATCGGTGTATTAGTAGGTGTTGGTGTTGGAGTACGTGTTGGAGTATTGGTCGGTGTGTTTGTTGGTGTTGGTGTTAGTGTATTAGTAGGTGTAGGTGTTGGTGTTGGTGTTTCGGTTGGGACTGGTGTTCGGGTCAATGTTGACGTTGGTGTAGGAGTAGATGTGGGTGGTAACGGTGTACTAGTTGGTGTATTGGTTGGAGTTCTAGTAGGTGTTCTAGTAGGTGTTCTAGTAGGTGTGTTTGTTGGTGTGTTTGTTGGTGTGTTTGTTGGTGTTCCTGTGGGAGTTGGTGTTCCTGTAGGGGTGGGAGTTTTTGTAGGAGTTGGTGTTGGTGTAATTGTAGGTGTGTTTGTTGGTGTTCCTGTAGGAGTTGATGTTGGTGTTAGGGTGAATGTTGGTGTTGGGCTTGGTGTAAATGTAGGAGTAACTGTAGGTGTAGGTGTAGGTGTATTTGTTGGTCTAATTGTTGGTAAAAATGTTGGGGCTGGAACTATTATAGTATTTTCAGAAATTACAGCATTAATATTATCTGCTTTTCCTTGACAACATTTAGATGTAGCAGAATTCCAGTTTTTTGTTGGAGCATATGCAACCGGAAAATTTGATTTTAATTCTTTATATGTTATTGGGTTTATATTACAAACTTTAATAGCCGGAAGAGTTAAATTGTAAGAAGACATTGCTTTCCATGACCAACAAAAAGGACTATCGCAAGTTTCTCTTTGTATTCTAACAACATCTTCGGTTTTTATGCTTAAAAAATTATTTATAGTGTCTAATGCATTATAAAGTTTTTTTAATTCTCTATTAAATGTTTGAGGTATATGCAATTCATTAGAACCAATTTTAATTTTTTCAAGTTCTATATCTATTTCAAATTGCGGTCTATCATTTATTGATATCGGTTGTTTTGTATAAAATGTTATTAAATTTCCTCTCGAAAATTCTGTTGCTATTATAAATTTAGAATCCAGATAATCTCTAAATTTTTTGATATTTTGACATATTCTTAATAATGATCTATTATAATTTAATTCTGATGCAAATTCATCAGATTCCAACAATAATTCATTTTTTGACCAATATGATTTTTGTAATCCTTCGCCTATTCCATAATATTTTACAATATCAGTAAATTTTAAAATAAAATTATTAGATGTTAAAAACAAAGATCTATTTTCGGATTTTTTAATATTTGTAAAAATATAATCATTTTCAAAAGAATTTAAAAATATACCTGTTGCTGTAAATTTATAAACAATTTTATTTGCGACTAAAATATAAAAAAACTCACCGCCTTCGTCAAAAACTAGCTTTTTATCACCATATTCTAATATGTTAGATAAATCTATACTGTAAACAAAATCATAAAAAGTTTCGTCTAAAACATAAATTTTATTATCCGATGTTATTAGATATATCAATCCTGTTGTTGGATGTATATCAAAACTCAACCAATCTACAGTGTCTAAAAACCCATATGTGTATGTTTTAATCCAAACCAAATATTCATTGTATTTTTTAATACATTTATTATTATAATCTAAAACAAAAACATTTTTATTATAATATTTTAATTGTGATGGTGAGTCGAATTTAGAAATGTCATTTTTATAACCAAATCCTCCAACATCTATAACATTATAAATATAAGATAACCCTTTAGAAATATCTAGATATATTTTATATACCCTATTCGTAACGTCATCAGCGGCAAAAATATATTTTCCGGTATCATCTATATCTATAGAAACTATATTTTTAAAATCTGTATAAAATTCGGTGCTATTTACAAAATTTATAGGTGTTGGTATTTTTCCGGCTGACAAATAAAATAATGTATTACCATCTAAAACTATTAAATCTTCTTTTTTTTCTATAACGTCTTTAATATTATAAAAATGATTTAATTTAAATTGGTTATTTTGAAATAAACTTCTATTATTTATAGAAAAACTTAAATTTGTAAGCGAATCCTGTATATTATAATAGTCCGAATTAAAATTTTGTGTGTGCCATTGAACCCCGACTGTTTTTTCTATCGGATGTGTACCGAGCCAGCCGTATACATCATAAGGAAAATCTATTTTAAGTGTCCTAGAATTATAAATTAAATATTGTAAATTATCAAATAATCTTGATATAGCTGTATTAAAAATATCAACATTTCCGAATTCATTTGGTTGAATTTCTATTTGATCTAGGGTATAAGGTAATTTTAATTCAGTTTCGTCCAATAAACGGATATCGTCTTGATTATATGACGGCCATTCTGTAAAAATTTGAATGGGTTTGTTTAAATATAATAGATCGGTAGTTTTTCCACTTTCATATAATGCGCTGTAGGTTATAGTATATGTTCCTGCATTTTCGTATTTATGATAAATTCGTTCGTCGATATCAACAGTTTGAGTTATATCATCGCCAAAATCTAAAAAAATAGTTTTTAGATTATCATTAAAATCATTATCAACATACCCAAATTCAAAAAAAATGTATTCGTCTATCTTTTTAAAATAAGAGGATATGAAAATCTCTAATTCATCTGATACACCATACGTTTTAATTTCTTGGATATAACCATTTGCCATAATAACTATTTATATGCGGATATATATTATTCTATATTACCTAAAATATCCGCTATAAAGGCATAATCTAATTCTTTAGCTTCTAATGTTTCATCAACAATTTTCCATAATTCTTTATCTTCGTATGATGGATAATTCTCAAAAGTTTCATATGGTATAGTTTTTTTCAATCTAGCTTCTGCGGTAAGATATAAAGTTTCTATACTTTTATTAGATATTGTTAAAATTTCTAATGGATTTCCTAAATTTAATTCAAATATATTATATCTTCCGGTTTTAGCTTCTATTTCTTTTGTAGCTACCCAATATATCGTTGAGAGCGTGTATACTACTGTACTATTATCATCTACAATTTTAATCGGACTATTTTTATAATTTGGTAGTATAAATTGATCGACTATTAATATTCTATTATCTTTAATATTTACAGAACTAAAAATTGAAGAAAATGTAAAATTGAAAGTGTCAAATGGCAATATCTTAGGAGATTTTGTAAAATTATCTATATAAAAATCTACTTCAGATTCAAATGGTAATGTAGTGAATACCAAATTATCCATATAATAATCTAATAATTCAGTTTCTGTTGCTATTTTATAAACTATTCCGTTTTGTTTTGGGAAATATATATCATCAAAAGCACTAACCGATATAGATATTCCGTTATAAGATTTTATTTGATTTGATTCTGGTAATACAATTTTTCCGGTTGGAGTGTTTAAAACATCTCCCGTAGAATATTCATAAGTGTTAAAATTTTTATCAGCACTAACATAAAAGCTATAAGTTTCTGATTTTTTATTTTCGTAGGTTGAAGGTGTTAAAGCATAAATAAAATTATCTTCATTTGAAAAAACAATATTAGAACTATGAGTAGGCCAATAAAATTCAGGATAGAATATTACCTTTAATGGATTATAAAACTCGGTTTCTGTTAATGATTTTATAGTTAAAATTTTTGTAAAAGTGTGAGGTGTATTCCAATTTGGTAATTTAAGATTTTCTATTTTTAATTTTACAAAATTTAAATTCCAATCTAAAGAATTATAAATTTCGTAATGATCTACCGTGTCTACTCCTGTTATTTTTTGATAGAATCCCAAATTATCATAAAATTCCCATGTTATATTTTCATAATTATCTAAAAATTTAAATATTGATGTTTCGGAAGAATCAATACTAAATCTATAAACCGAAAAATCGTTTAAAGGTCTTGTAAAAAAAGGTGAAATTGTTGTATTATGTATAGGTACATCAGGATAGTTATCATAATAAGATTCTATGTTTAATGAGTATAAACTATCTATTGGATAATCATCGACGGTAAAGGTATACTCTGGAGTAAAGTATTTTTTTTCATTTAAAATATATGCCTTTATTTTTATTGTATTTTCTATAGAACTATAATTTTGATTGGGATTTATAAAAAACCTTAAAGCACTTATACTTTGTATTGTTTCGGTTTCACCTGAAGAATATAGTCTGCCATCATTTTTTATAGCTGTTATCGGTTGTATAGTAGAATCGGTCAGATCGCCATATTCCCAAAGCCAATACATCGAAAATTCATCGGAAAATTCATTCAATGTTTCTTGGGTTTGTAAATAAACCGCTAAATCAATAGTTCTTATTTTATTTAAATTATCTAATGGTATTATTGGATATATTATCGGTTGACTATCTTCATATATATCAAATAATTCTAAATTTGTATTTAAATCTACTGTTTTATTATACTTTTCTGAATAAGCTATAATTTTTAATTCGTTATTTGTATAACCCGATAGATAAACGATTGATGTATAGTTTTTATTGTATACTATAGATTCATTTTTTTGTATATATTGTATTTCGTCGGTTTCTGGATTTTTAACATACATTACAACGTTTTTTATATCCGGTTCAAATGTCCATGACGTATTATTTCCGGTTAAATCATCGTATAAATCTACTAATTCGATTTCTATTAAATTAGATTTTTCATTTTTTTTGTTTAATATTAATTTATTAGACCCATATAAATCATTGTTCGTTAAATTTTTGGCTAGAGTTATTTTTGTTTTAAAATATGAATCTAGAATACCGTTTTGTGTTGATAATTTTGGAACTATGTTAAAAGAAACTTCGCCAAAGGTAGTATTGGGGTATTCAATATATAAAACACATCCACTAGTAGCCGAAACCCAATCTAGATCATATATATTATATGGAATTTTTTCTTCGCTGTAATAGCATGATAAAAAAGGTTTTAATGTATTCGATACATCTAAAAATTCATATTTAATATAATCAAAAATACCGTATGTTTCTAAATCTAACATCGATAAATGATAATCTGAAAATAAATATGTTGAAATTTTAACAAAATCCGTCGAATAATCGATCACTTTAGATGTTAAATCGTAATTAAAACTATAACCTTCTACAAAATTTTCATAAATTTTACTATCTATATTATAAACACTTATTGTATTATATAGATACGTGTCTTGTATCAATGTTTCGTCATATGAACTTACCGAAACATTAAAAATAGCATTTACTCTTAAATCGTATGTACTTATAGAATTATAATAAGTTGTTGGTGTTGCTTCTTGAAATTCAAATGAACTTAATTGGTTTTTATAAACAATTCCGTCAAAATATGCACCAGTAGTTTTAAAATCATTTAAAAAATTTATTTTACTTGTTATCGTAGAATATAATGAGTATATGCCGCCAAAAGAATCGGCACTTGCGGTTAATTCGTAATAATTCGAACCTGTAGCAGTTTGGGTATCTATACAAACCCAGTCTCCGCTTAATACTATACCAGTGGATACATATTCATTTTGATGATATATTGAGTTTGTTATTTCGGCATAATTTATATAAGGTTCGCCTAAATTATATATCAAACTTGTCAATTGTGGTATTTCTGTAGCTGTTACTAAAATAGTATTTAATAAATATGAAACAGTTTCATATGAGGATACTTCGTTTACAAACGTATCATTATAATAATTTACAGATGTATTATATGTACCCGAAGATTTATATAAATCTGATGAATTTGTAGTATTTGTTATTACATATACCGGAATTCCAAAATTTAAAATATTAGCTGATAATTCTTCTAGGGTTGATCCGGTAATATAATTATACCCCGAAAAAACCGGAATACCGCTTAATTTGATTCCTTTTGTTTTATATATATCATTATCAATTTCTGTGTATAATATATTGTCAAAAATTGAGCATATTGATGTTAAATTTGTTTTTAATTCTTCTAAAGAATATGCTGTTAGATTTGTAATATTATTAATATTATAATTACTATATGAACTTATAGAACTTAACAAAACTCCAGTAGATTTATAAAAAGAATCGTCTATTGCTATTAAACTATACGCAAATTTAGAATATCGATCATCTATAAATATAGGAGAATCAAAATAATCAAAAATTTTCTGTAATAGTGTATCGGTGTCATTGTCTTCGAATGTTAAAATACCGCTTAAATTATAAAAATCCGTGTATGCTTTGTATTTTAAATTTATATTATAATAATGTGGTGGATATTTTAAATCTAGTAAAATATTTCCAGAATTTTCACTTGAAAATTCTTGATTTATATCTTGTATATTTCCATTATCTTCAAATATTAATATAGTATCTTCTACATTTTCATTGGTATTTTTAATTTTATCGGAATCTGCTATATATTTTATACCTAATGACGTATCTACTACACCCTTAACTTTTTCTAGGTTACAATCGTATTCTAAATATGTGGTAGACGGACTTAATTTTAAACTCAACCAAATATCATCAGAATCTAAAGGATTTTTAAATAATTCGTATTTTTGATAATCGTTGTCATTATTAAAATTATAATTTGTTCCGTTATAATTGAAAAAATCATTATCTTCGTTATTATAATATGATATTTCTCCTATATTTGCATTATTTTCAATCAAATAGTGTTTATTTGTTATATAAATGCTATTAGGTTTAATGTGTGTACCAGTTTCTTCTAAAGTAATTTGATATGAACTTGGATTAAATGTATCTGTAAAATTTATTATACCTTTATTAAAATATTTTTCACATCCTTTAACATCATATTTAAAAATTAAATTTTTTGGGATTTCTGTTTCGGTTTTTAGATCATATTTTTCTCTATCTAATTTATAAATTTTTAAAGCATCTGCTATAAATTCATTAGAATGAAAATATATAGGATTTGTTCCTAAAAGTATTGTTGTAAGAGATATTCGCCATCCTATATCAGATTTTTCGGTATAAACGGGTTTAAAAAAAAGTGTTTTAGGGTTTAAAAAAAATCCTTTTGTTGTTTCATCAGAATCTATGCCGAAAACATTAAAAATTGAATATGGATATAGTTCTCTATGTATAGGAGTATAGTAAAAACTTAATGGTACTGTATTTGAAAATAAATTTAATGTAATTTTATTTTTAAATGGCTGATGATCTTTATATATGCTGCCATACTCATAGTCTATTAATGGATTTTTTGAATATATTCCATAATCTACTGATGGATTTCCAAAAACCGGAAAATATAAATAAATTGGTTTTGATATTGGTTCTATATTTTCAGAAATAGGAGAAAAATTATATTTTTCATTCGGCCAATTACCTATTTCCGTAAAATTAAAACTTTTATTGTACTCAAATTGCATTTTAAATATTTAGGTAACTATTTAAGTTTTTAATTGAAAAAATCCAATCCTTTATATATCTCATATGATAATAAAGTTTCCACTATACCTTCATTTTTACTCCAATCTATATAAGAATCTGATAAATTAGGAGAAATTGTTGTTTTATTATTGTTCCAATCTATTATGTTATTCCTATATTCTTTATCTTTCCATATATCTCCTAAATAAAAATCATAATCTACCTGCCAGTTATATTGATTTAGACCAATATAGTTTGCTAATGTTTCTAAACTATATATATTATCACCGCTTAATGGTCCGGTAAAAACAATTTCATATTTTTTGGATATTTTTGTTTTTAATATCATGGGAACACCAGCAGTAACTTGAAATGTTAAACTATTAACTGGATTTTTTTCATTTAATAATTTATAAATATCAATTTCATTTTCGGTTTGATTTCCCCATAAATATGATTCATTAATACTGGCTATGTCTAATATTCTTTTAACATCGTTTGTAAAATTTAATCGATAATTATCGTTTTCAATTCCTAATAATTGTGATAAATTATATAATTGTTCTATGTTGCAGGTATCTATATCAGAATGATTTAAATTAAAATTAGAAATTTTTTCGTATGCTAAAACTCCTAAATCGTTACGGTGTTCTTCTCCAAAAATTGTTTTAAAAAACGTATCAAATAAAAAATCGCTTTCTTTTATAACAGGCATGTTTGCGCTATCTTTTATATAGTTAGAAAGATTAAATTTTTCTTTAATTTTATAAAAATCGTAAGGATTATTTTTATAAAAATTTAAAGATTTGCTTTCGCCTTCGATATATATAGCCGATAGATCATATATTGGTCTATCAAATAGATAATCAACATGTTTATTTACATATTTATTTAACCATTTAAATCCGGTAAAATCTCCATTCGCTTTTAAGGAAAAACTAATCGGTGTTTTATCTGTTACTACTTCTCCTTTGTCGTTAATCCAAAAATTAACACCTTTTCTTAAAGGTACTGGTAATTTAATTATAAAATTTGTTGTTATAGCATCATAAACGTATATATAATTTTCCAAAGAATTCAAAACATATACATAATCTCTAATATCTACGGCTATACCGTCAAATATTGTATAATCTGCGTTTTTTCTTGATGCATCGTGCCATTCTTTTGCATTATAAGGATATTCTAAGTTTTGATAATCGTAATTTAACCAAATTCTAGTGTTATTTCCATTAATGTTTTCAATTTTTCCCAGTCCATTAAAATCGTGTAAATACCATAAATTTTGATATTGATCTAATGTTAGATGGGTGACATTATGAAGATTTCTATATGAACTAAGCAATACTCCATCAGAATTTCTTTTTTCTATAAATGTCGCGGAAAGACTATTATTAAAATCACCGCTTCTTGTTTCAACGCCTTTAACCCAAAAATTTCCAGTAGAATCGCAAATAATTTCCTGTGGTGATGAAAAAGCCGGAAAATCAATACATTTTAATAAATTTCCATCTGTATCGTATTTAATAATGAAACTACTCAATGGATTTGAATATGTTATCCAAATATTATCTTCTATATCAACATCAACAACTGTTGGTTCTATTAAATTTTGATCAGGTAAACCGCTAAATGCCTGTCTAAGTTTAAATAAATAATTTGATGGTAAATTTTCATAACCCGTAAAATTTAATGGATGAATCGCAAACAAATAGTTACCATATTTATCGAATTTTAATGTAGAAACAGTGTCGTATAAAGTTACCCAAAAATCTTTTTTGCTGTTTAAAACAATAGAAGATGGTGTAGTTTGAAAATCTATCAAAAACCCAAGATCTTGGTCTTTTACTATTTTATTAACATCAATTGTTTTTAAAATTTTACCATCTGTGTTAGAAATAGCATAAATACTATTTAATTCTGAATCTAAAACCCATGATTGACAATACGGAAAGGGTAATATTGCAAAATAATCAACACCATGAAATCCCGAAAGATACATATTAGGAGTAACATCTAAATTTTCATCTTTTAATATAGGTACTTCGTATGTTTGTATTTGTAAAAAATTTGTAGATTTTTTACATGGGCTTAGTTCTCCGGTGTATACAAGTTTCGATATGGTTCCGGCAGTTGGATTAGATACCCATATATAAGGGTTATTATAAAAAACTTTAAAATTTGATGGTAATGTGATTTGTGAAGTAGCTGCTATTGTTGATGTAAAATCTTCTTCGGTATCAATTTTAAAAAATCCTCGATAATAACCAGCATCGTAAAAATCATCAGCATCTTTAATATGAAAATTTAAAGAAGACGGTGTAAATGTTAATGTTTTATTATTGATATTAACAAATAAAGGATCTTCTGGTTTTTCTATGGGATAATTTTTATTAAAATATGTTTTATTTGGTACATTTGTTAATTGATATTCGGAATCTAAACAAAAATCAAAATAATCTTTTTTATCTTCTATATTTATAAATATAGGAATGTTAGCATCGATCCATTTTGGGTTAGTAAAATCGTTAACAGCGTTTTCGGTTAATTTTAAACTGTCGGGTATCGGTAAAAAAGATATATATGGTATGCAGTCATATGCTAGACTGTTCGCGTAACCGGGTACTACGGCATTGGTTAACTCGTAGTCAGATTTTACGGATATCGCACTAGTTTGAAGAGTTGCAATAATTGTAGTAATAGGAGTTTTATTTAAAAAATTATTAAAATTATATAAATCATCAACAAAGAAAAATTCTGCTTTTCCGGTTACACCGACAACTATACCATTAGGATCTAAGTTTCCATCATCATCTATTCGTATTAATGTATCTTCGGTTTTTATACTTTGTATGACATTTCCATCTAAATCTAGAAACCTCCATTCTGGTTTTAAAAATCCCCATTTTGAGGGATTTTCTTGATATCTTTTGGAATTTGAATACATTGCTGCCAAATCTATGTAATGCGGTCCCATATCTTTAGAAGCTATATGAATTCTGAATGGGTATTTTGGAGAATAATAGCCTGACCATGTTGATGGAGGAACTTGATCAAAATATAATACTTCATTTGTATAATGAGAAACATTTATTTCTACCGATGCTGATAATATCTCGGTTTCTGTAAAAACTAATACGGTTGGATTGTATGTTCCGCTAAAAGAATATTTATGATTTACTTCCAATAATTGATCTTGTGTAGTCCCATCATCAAATATCCATTTAATATTTTGTATTCTGCTTAAATAATTTGGGCTAATATTAAATTTAAACTCTGTTGCCTTTTCAAACCCAGAAATTTTATTTACAGACAAATTAAAATTAAACGTTGGTGTAGGTGTTGGAGTAGATGTATTAGTCGGTGTTGGGGTATTAGTGGGTGTTCTTGTTGGTGTGGGTGTTGGTGTATTAGTAGCAGTTGGTGCTATTGTGGGTGTAGATGTTCTTGTAGGAGTATTGGTGGGGGTTGTGGTGGGGGTACTAATGAGTGTTCTTGTTGGAGTGGGTGTTGGTGTATTAGTAGAGGTTGGTGTGGGAGTTAATGTGCCACTGACACATGTTCTTTGTGGCACTAAAATTATATTTGAATTTATTTTATATAATTCATCTTCTAATAAAACATTTTCCCAATTAAAAGTAAAACAATCCCCCCATACCAATGAATTTAATGTTGTATTACTAAATGCTATATTTTCGTTTTGTTTAGTTCCGCCATACATGTAAGCAATAAGAGTCCATGTATTTGTTGTATTGTTTTTTCTGACTATCCAATCATTACCACCATAAGAATAACCATATGTGTATGATCTAAAAGATCCTAATACGTTTGGATCTGAATCTATTGAAGTAATTGTTACAAATTTTTTTGTCGACCCCCAAAAATAAGCATAGTTACCAATATTATTGATTCTATTATAATTTTCTATTACATTTCCTATATCGGTGTTTGTTACAAATTCCGCTGAATTATAGTTTAAAACATCTGAAAATGTTAAATTTGTAATTATTCTACTCATATATTAAAATCCGGCAGATGTAATAATTCCGGTTTCTTCTACAATATTTATTCGATTTTTAATATTGGATAAATTGTTAAAAACCGGATATTGGAAATCTTCTAATACAAAATTTTGACTGTATACCTTTGAATCTAATTCGGGATATATAGAATTCCAGCACAAAACATTTATACCTTCTAATTCGGTTCCAGTATCTTCTCTTTTTGTTGTTACATAATCAATACCATCTATCGTTAGTATTTCTGAATTTATTTTATACAAATCAATTTCTTGTCCTATTTTATTAGCAGTTTTGGTAAAATATTTTTTAAATATATCTTCAACATCAAATAATATAGCCGATGATGATCTTTTATTATTATTTTTTTTGTATATATATAATTTAGTATTTGCAATTTCTTGATAATTTACATTGACGATAGGTAAATAAAAATCTAAAAACATATAAATAGGATCTATTAAAACCGTATTAGACGTTAATGGTTTCATATCTCGAATTTTAGTATTAATTAATTCTTTTTGTGGTTCTGTTAGGTAAATTATATCATCATTTTTAGGTATAGTATAAATGTATATATTATTAAAATTACAACTTGTTCCAAAATTTATTTGGTTTAATAAAACGTTATCTTCTAATTGTGGATTTTTTAACCCTATATTATACAAATATTTCATATAGGTTTTTAAATATTCTTCATTATTTATAACTTTTACGTCTGCTATAATATTTGAAAAATTGGTTTCTATATATGTTTCAAAATCATTTGATGTTATTAATCTATTTTGAAGTCTAAAAAATTTTGGGGCTTTTTCTCTTATTTGATCAACTGTTTCTTCTAACTGTGGTGCGGAAGAACTATATTGGTTATCTAATATAAGATTTGAAAAATTTAAAGAATTTAAATATTCTCCTAATTCCGATTTAGTATCTATTAAAATTTTATTAAAATTTATAGAATTAAATGGAATAATTTTTGAATTTAATAGTGCATTAGGACCAATCGTAACACTATTAGGATTGATTTGAAGATAATAAATTATAACCTGATCATTTTTATTTAATTTTGAACCGTTTATATCATCACCAAATTTTATTTCATAGTTTTTGTTTTGATTGTATCGTATTTCATAAACTTCATCGTTAGTTTTACTTAAAAATAAATCATCTACTCTGTTCCAAGATTCCCAATATAAACTATTTTCTCTTTTAACGTAAACATGTATATCAAAATGATCTATTGAAACGCTTTCGGATGTTGATATGAATATAATTTCGTTGTTTATACCGTTGGCTTTATATATAGAAGATTCTATAAATTTACCTTCCTTTAATATATTTTTATTTTTTAAATTTTCTATAGTTTCGGTTCCGTTTATAGATTTAGAAAATGATATATCAGTAGAAAATGAAAAATTTAAATCACCGATTCTTATATATGAATATCTAGGAATTGTATAGCTTCCGATATTTAAATTATTTACTGATAAACTATATGATACTGTTTGTGCTAACTTTCCGATAGGTTTATAATTTAATATTTTTATAATTCTATTCATGTTTTCGTATAATTGTGCTTCGGAAAACATACTTTCTGATGAGGTTTTATTTAAATAGTATAAAAGTGTAGAAAATGTATAAGAAATAACATCTATAAAAGCCGAGAAATTTGAACCTTGATAATTTTGATCTGTGAAAATTCCTTCTTTATTTAAACGGTCTATTATTACATCTCTTATACTTTTACCGTCGAATGTTAAATAAGAGTCTTTATTAATATAACTTTTTTCGATTAATTCCATATAACTAATTAACCCTTACAAAATAATTTGACCACCATTTAATATTCTTAATTCTAACATTTGTTGTTTTTTTATTTTTAAAAATGTATAATATATAGATATTCTATATTCATTTTGATCAGGAATTGGTAGAATTGATATTTTTAAAACTTCTATTCGTGGTTCATAGGTTTCTATATTTTTTAATATTTCGTCGCCTATAAGTTTAGCATAAAATTCGTCTACTCTTTCAAATAAATGTTGATCCAAGGAAGCACCGAACTCAGGATCATATATTTTTTGCCCTCTTTTTGTTGTAAAAATGTTTCTTATTGAGTTTTTTATGGCACTTAAATTTTCATCTACCTCTATATCATTAGAATTTATTACTCTATCACCGTCGATTATCGTTTTAAGCTTTAAATCTAGGTGAAGATCTGTATAAACTGCTTTTTCTTCATCAAAAAGCAGTTTATCATATTGATTTTGATCCAGTCCTACTTGTCGAGGTTTGGTTAAATTGTCTAATCTTATAGTTGCCATTTAAAATAATTACCTAAAAAGAATTAAAGATGGAGTAAGTAATTAAAAGATGAAAAAGTTTAATAGATTTGACCTTGTTTACGAAAAAGCTTTGGGTAATTTAGATGTAATAAAAGAAGAAAATGCTATAGATTCGGCAATGTACTCTAATGGTGTAAAAATAGGAGTATGTTTTAGATTAAAACCTAGCTTTTTTACAAAATCTGAAGCTGCTTCGGTCATGGATCAAAGTCAAATTGAAGCACTTAAAGAATTAAACAGTAGAATGTATGAAAAATGCCAGCACTATTTTAAAGTAAAAACCGATACTAGAGAAGTTTCTGGTCCTAACTTTAAAAGCGCAAATGATATTAACTCGACGGGTATAGAATATGGTGCTATTTCGGCTGCTGAAAAGGATAATGCAATGTTTAAATTCATGATACCTTCTACCGATATTAAACACATAGAAATTTGTAATTGGGGTGATAATTTACCCCCTATCTTAGCACCAAAAACAAATTATTCTTTTCATGACACTGAAAATGGCAAACCAACACCTGTAAATGATAAAGATTTTGCTGGATTGGGCAATTCTCCGACTAACAGATCATTGCCTACACAAAATACTAAGCTTTAATAATATTTTCGGCTGATAAAATAAAACAAAAGAAGTTTATTTCGTGATCAACCACAAAATTATCACGATATGTATATTCTCCCAACTCTAACATCAGGGTTTTCTTTTTAATTTCGGTAATATTTGAATTATATATAACATCGAAAAGAGATTTATATAAATTTTGATAATCCGAGTCAAATTCTGATTCACCTTCTATTATCATTTTACGCAAATCTAGTGAATTTTCCTTCTGTATTAACCTTTTAAACAATATATGCGAAAATGTTTCGGTTAAATCTACATTTTCTAGTTGCAATTTTCCGGATATTGAAAACTTTTGTAAATCGTTTACCATTCTACGCATATCGGGGTATCGATCTTTCACACATACAACCAATTTAGATATGCTATCCTTATAATCTACATTTTCTCTTTTAAGGATATCTACGCAACGCTGTACGCATCCCTTTAAATCCGGTTTTAGATTGAAAATTACACACCTTGATCTAATAGGTTCGATTATTTTGTTAAAATCGTTAGCGGTTAAGATGAATCTGGTTGAATTAGCGTATTCCTCCATCACGTTACGCAAAGTTCTCATAGCACTAGCACTAAGACCGTCAGATTCGTCTAATAAAATTACTTTTTTTTGACCGTCCACTGATCTTGTTTGCGCAAAAGATATTACTTTATTACGAATAGTATCAATTCCGGATTCATCGCTAGCATTTATATACAAATATTGGCATTTTAATACATCATTGATTAAAACCTTTGCGGTTGTGGTTTTACCTGTTCCGGCTTTACCGTAAAAAAGCAAATGTGGGATATCATCTGATATATTTTTCAGATGTTCTTTAGAATCTTCTGAAAGAACAATATCCGATATCTTTTGAGGTCTATATTTTTCGCACCAAAGATCTTTATAATGATTCATGCTATAGAATATAGCACAGAATTAACCTTGTATCAAGTCTCTTCCTTGGAATTGTGCGGGTATTCTCAATTGTTCATTCGTTTGGGTTCTAACACCACTATTTCTAGACAACCAAGACAACAATTCTTGTAATTTTTCAGCCGAAATCTCATAATTTCCATATCCATGTATTGTAATTGTAACCATATCAATAATTATTTATTATAATGGATAACAATTCAATAGATGATTCTGATATTAATGACATCATATCAGAATTAAAGGATAATTCTAACAACAGTACTCAAAAAAAACAAGTTATAAACACACCGCAAATAACAGATGACACTGTAAGCGATTACATATATCAAAAATCAGCCGAAATGCTAGAATTGACCATGAGTGCTATTAAAGATATGCAGCAATTGATTCAAACTGCTGCTGATCCTAAAGAAATTTCAGCATATGCTCAATTAATGAATACTGCATTTAAAGGTATAGAAAATTTAAATAAAATTAATATACAGCAAAAGCAAGCTAAAAATAATATAGAAGTTAAACGTATAGAGGCAGAAGCAGTGAAAGGAAAACATAATCCTTTGTTGGGTTCTACTGCTGGTCAACAAACCAATAACATTTTTATAGGTTCTAGAGACGAGGCTATGCAACTTTTAAAAAACAAACCCAAAAAAATAGAATTAATAGAAAACTCTGATATTATAGAAGAGGAATGAAAACCGCTAAAATTATAGGTTGTGGGTTGTCCGGTATAACATCGGCTATATTATTGAAGGAAAAAGGTTATAATATAGAAATTTTTGATAAACGTGATCATATAGGTGGTAATTGTTTCGATCAAAATATTAATGGAACACTGGTACACAAATATGGACCTCATATGTTTCATACAAACGATGACGATGTTTTTCATTTCTTAAATAGATATACGGAATGGTTTGATTTTAAAAATAAACCACTTGGTAATACCGAATTGGGTTTAATTTCTTTACCCTATAGCAAAAAAACTATAAAGGAAATCGGTAGAGAGTTATCACAAGAGGAAATCATACAATATATATTTAAAGATTATTCAGAAAAACAATGGGGCGTACCTTTTGAGCAAATTCCTAAATCAATTACTAATAGAATACCTAAAACCAAAGATTGTGATGATCCTACTTGGTATGAGGGAGAAAAATATCAATGTTTACCAAAAGAAGGTTACACTAAAATGATGGAAAATATGTTAAATGGGTTTTCTATCAATTTAGGATGTGAAAATAAAGATTGGGAAGGTTATAAAACAGATTTAACAATATATACAGGAAAAATTGACGAGTTTTTTGATTATTCTTTTGGCGAACTTCCTTATAGATCTTTATTATTCAAACATAAAACGTCGAATATGAAACTTCCGGTCAATATTATAAATCAAAATACAAAAAATGTTGAATATACTAGAACATACGATCATAGTTATTTTAACTTGAATCATAAAGGGTCTACGATAATTACTGAAGAATATCCAAAACAATGTACTAAAAACGATATACCGTTTTATCCGATACCTTTTGGTGAAGGTCCAAATATTTATAATAAATATAAGAATTTAGCCGAAAGTTTAAAGGATACATTGTTTATAGGACGTTTAGCAACATATACATATCTTGATATGTGGATGTCTGTAAAACAATCGATGATAAAACTTAAAAATATATGAATAAACCAAAAATTTTTGTAGAACTCGCTTCTTATCGTGATCCGCAATTGCCTGTAACGATTGATGATATGTTGGAAAAAGCTGATAATCCCGATTTATTTAGTTTCGGTATATGTTGGCAATATGATGAATCAGAAGATATAACCAGATATGATAATAAACCTAATTTTAGAATAAGAAAACATCATTATGATGAAAGCCAAGGGTTGGGATGGGCTAGGGCTATTACAAATGAGTTATATGATGGCGAAGAATTAGTTTTGCAGTTGGACAGTCATCATAGATTTTTAAAAGGTTGGGATACTATGATGCTTGAAGACTTTTATCAAGCTAAAAAGTTTAGTGATAAGCCTGTATTGACAACATATTTAACACCTTTCGAACCTCGACAAGAAAAATATGAAGAATGTCCGTGTTTGATGAGTCAATATGAATTTAGTAGTGATAAATTGTTAATGAGCCGCCCATATCATATCATGGACTACAAAGAAAGAGATTGTGTTATCAAGGCACGAACAATCAGCGGTCACTTTTTCTTGGCTGATGGTTCTTTTGTGAATGATGTTCCGTATGATCCTGATATTTATTTTGGTGGATATACCGAAGAAACTACTTTAAGTGTTAGAGCATTTACTAGCGGTTATGATTTCTATAGCCCGTATCGTCAATACATATGGCACGAATATACAAGAGAAGGAAGACCTAAGCACTGGGAAGACCATGGCACAGAAACATCAGTAGGTTATATAAAAACAAAAAAGACAAGCGGTGAGAGAGATGTCTTTGCAAGAAATAAAACCCGACAATTATTCGAACAAGAAGAACATAGTTTAGATATGGGAAAATATGGTTTGGGTACAGTTAGAACCTTACATGATTATGAGGTTTATGGTGGATTTGATTTTAAGAAATGCAGAATCCAAGACTATACATTAAAGGTTAAAACTCCTCCTAATCCATCAGATTGGGAAGATCAATTTATTTCACACAAATATGTTGTAGATTGTGAATGGGATTTAGAATTTTTCAAAAAGCACAATTTCGAAGATCCCCAATTTATGACATTTGGACTTCAAAATAGTTCGGGTGCTGAAGTTTTTAGACATGATTTTACATTGGAAAACGGTAAAGAATACGTAACTCTAAAAAATAATAAATACAATGCTAGTTTTTATTCGATAGACAAACCATCTAAAATTGTAATGTATTTATTTGATAAAGATAAACAGTGGGGAGAAAGATACGAAAAAGATATTAATGTATGAGAATAGCCTTTATTTTAATAGGTAATAGTAGAAGGAGTAACTATCTTAATGGTGAAACATTAAGATATGGCGGTGGAGGAGGCTCTGGAACCGATACAAGCACTATTCTAGTAGCCGAATATCTAGCCACACAGGGTCATGATGTAGTTGTTGTTACTGAAAAAATGGAACCTTTGCTTGAAGAGTCATATGCAAGAGAAGGAAAGTTTTTTCCTAAAGGTGACACTATCCGAGGTGTTCAATATACGGATATAGAATTTAATCATATTGATAATAAAGAATTTGATGTTCTTGTTAACAGTCTATGGTTTCAGGATTATGATAAATTGCCTATTAAAGTAACAAAAAGTTTAATTTATTGGTGTCATATGCAATGGATATATGGTATCGATGAGACTGTTAACTATGCTAAAGCAAATAATCTAAGTTTGGGGTTTGTGAACATTTCTGAATGGGAAAAATCCATGAATATTGGGTTAATAGAATCAACAATTAATCGATATGAGAATACTAAATCAACTTTAATTCCTAATCCAATATGTGATGATGTAGTCGAAGAAGTATTATCTGAAAATATACAAAGAAAACCTCATAAATTTATTTTTCATGCTTCTTGGGCTAGAGGTGGTAATGTTGCAATAGATGCTGTCGAGAAATTAAATTTTCCAGACAAAGAATTTCATGCTTTTGATTATTTGATTACCATACATGATCATCAACATCCTTATTTTTATCGTCATGATGGAGTAGATAAAAAAACATTGTTCCGACATTTAGCCGAAAGTGAATATTTCTTATATCCTCTTTATACACCTTATCAAGATGTTCACAAGGATACATTTTCTTGTGTTGTAGCCGAAGCCATTGCTCTTGGTGCTATACCTATTACCTATCCATTAGGAGCATTACCCGAAAATTTTGATGGATATTGTCAATGGATTCAATTTCCTGATGGTATTGAACAAGAAAAGCTTCAAAAAGAATCCTTAACAAAAGATTTAGACGGTAAATTTAAAAATAATATTGAATACATATTAAATAGTATCAATTATTTAGAATATAATCCTGATATTAAAAATAATATAAGAGAAAATGGTAAAAAATACATCTTAGATGCTTTCAATATTAAAAAAGTTGGTAATATGTGGATAGATTTTTTAAATAAATTATGAAAAATATGAATGAAAAATTATTTAACTTTATAGACGATGCTTATTATATAAATCTAGATTATAGAACAGACAAAAATAACATTATATATAAACATTTTACAGATATTGATATAATAAAATATATAAAAAGAAAAAGTGCTTTAACTCCTTTAGATCTAGGATATAGTTTAAAACCGAGTGGTAAATATCCACATGAAGGTTATTCGAGAGCATGTTTATACTCTCATATTGAGATTATAAAAAAGGCAAAAGAACAAAATTTAAATAATGTTCTTATTTTTGAAGACGATGCTAAATTTTATTATGATGGTGGATATGATCCTTTGATATATATAGAAAACGCTTTGATCGATTTAAATAAAATAGAAAACTGGGAATTATTTTTTCTTGGGACAAATCCGGGTGAAAATCAAACTGAATTTATTATGTATGGAAAAAATTTAGTAAAAATATCCGAATCTATAGGAACACATGCCGTTTTAATCAGAAATACTATTTTTGAAAAAATTATAGCTGAATATGAAACACAATATGCTTTTGACATTTATTTATCAAATACATTTAAAGAAAAATATTTAGCATATCCGTTATGCGTTTCACAAAGATGTGGAATTGACAATGATATAGGTGAAATTCCTTATGGTGGAATGTGTGATGATTTTTGGTTAAAAATGATGGACAAACCTATTAATAATAATAAATAAGTTATACATACTATGATTATCGAAGAAAATGTACAAAGCGTAACAAAAATTGAACAATCTTATGAATTTTTATCTAAAATATTTTTAGAATTGTTGTCACTAAAACCTGAATTCAAATCCAGATTCCAAGCAGTAGCACCCGAAATTTATGCTGATATTGAATCTGCTTCTACTAATCCTAATTGTAGTTGTAGAAGTAAAGTAGAAAATTATGTTAATACTAATAGAGAAAAATCTTCGGTATTTTTAAATGATTTCCTACGAGATAACAAATATAATATAGTTTTAGACGAAATTGAGAACAGATATAAGTTTGTTATATATCATGGTAAGGTCGAAAAGGTTAAAATATCAGAATGGCAAGAATTTTCTGATGGTTTAGCACAAAAACGAGCCGCTTATAGAGCATTTTCGGTTTCTCCTATCGATAGCGAATACGTAAATGTATTTTTCCTATGATCCTTTTTTATCTTTTAACCTATATTATATTAAGTTTGAGTGTTAGTTTTATGTGGAGCTTTTCAGATATATTTGCTCCGGTTAGAAATTTTATTGCCAGAATTCCATATATAAGAAAACCATTTTTGTGTCCAGAATGTAGTAGTTTTTGGGTGGGTATATTAACAAGTTTATTTTATAATCCACTTTTTAATATATTGGGAAATTATTCTTATCCTTTTTGCGGATTGGTTGTGCATTTATTTGCTTGTTTTTTATACAAGATTTATTTTAAATTAAAAAATTAATATATTAAACGCAGGGAGGACAATCTTGTTCTAATGGTCCCCATGTGCTATAATCTGTACTATATACAGTTTGTCCTATAGAATTAGTAGCAACCATATAAATTATTTCTGGACAAGTACTTTCATTTAATGGTGGTGTTGAAGCCCAGTGCCATACACCATTCCAAAAATTTAAATAATCTATTATATTTGGATATAAATTTAAATCATATGTAGATTCATAATAAATATCTTCTTTATAAGAACAATTTCCAAATGATGTAATTGTTATATTAATTAAATTATTTGTAGGCGTTGGCGTTATTGTAGGAGTTCTTGTGGGTGTATTAGTAGGAGTTCTTGTGGGTGTATTAGTAGGAGTATTAGTAGGAGTGTTTGTCAGAGTTCCTGTTGGTGTAAGAGTAGAAGTATTGGTTGGTGTTAGTGTAGGGGTATTAGTAGGTGTTGGGCTGGGAGTTAGTGTAGGTGTATTGGTGAGTGTTTGAGTTGGTGTAGATGTAGGAACTGGTGTAGGGGTAGCAGTTATAGCGTAAGTAGGATCTTTAGATATATCAACCTCCAAAAAATTAGTACAATTGCCGATAGATGTTATTTTTATCTTACTAGCATCATATTCCGATAAGGTTACCTCTATTCCATTTAATAATTGTTCTTTTGTTGCATAAATAGGATTAATTACACCAAAATCAGTGGAAATTTTAAAATTTGGACCTAATCCAATGCTAAGACCTTTATTTATTTTTAATCTTACTCTCATTATTTAAATACTTATAAAGAAAAACCCTTTAAAAAATTAATAATGTTTCTCATATTTTAAACTTCCACAATCCCAAATTCGATCATAATTGTTTAATTGCATATTTTCCCATTCGGTTAAAGTATTATCAAATGTTTTTAATAATTTTGGAAGTTCAGATTTTCTATATGCAAATCTATGTTTTCTTTGATTTTTTATAATATACCAATAATTTGGTTGTGTTGCGCCGATTAAATTAAACCCTATAGCATTATAAAGATTTCCGTCTGACCATCTTTTATCGGCGTATGATAATATAGTAGTAGGTTTATAAATTTTTTCAAAATAATTTAATAGTTTTGATGCTCCACCTACAATAGAAAAATTAAAAATGGAACAAAATCTGGTTAATTCGTAACAATCTTTTTTTGATGTATTTCCCAGTGCTATTCTATATGGATTAAATGTCATAATCGAAACTAATCTGTTTTTATAATATAATCCTATAAAAATATTAGACTTATCATTTCCCTGTATATGATATTTTTTTAAAAATTTTGATTTTTGGTCAGTTGATATTTCTTTAACCATACAATTTCGAGCATATATCTTTCTTTTATTTTTATTAAACAAATTTTTAAGTCTAGATTTTACTATTTTTTGTTTTTCTATCCACTCGTCCTCAAATATCTGTATCAACTTGTAACCAGCTTCATTTGTTTTTTTTCTTTTTGTTATATGGTAGAATTTATTTTTCTTTCCGGTTGTTTCCGAATGCCAATACAATCCATCTATTTCTATGGCGATTTTATATTTTTCGGAAACAATATCTAATTCAAAAGGATCTATAATATTTCGATTTTGCTCTTTAATATCAGGATCTAGTATTTTTACATAGTCGCATATATCTTTTTCCAATATAGATTGTCCTCCTGTATCTATCTTTGGTGTGCATATAAAACATCTCAATGGCTCATATGCAATTCTTAGATTAGTTTCGGTTATATTTAGGCATTTATTACAACGAAAAGGATATTTGAACAATCTTCCTTTATAATCATCATAGTCGAATAATGGTTCCAGTGTTCCCATTTTTCCTTCTTCGTGCAACCGTTTTAAAATTGTTTTATAAAATGTTTTTTGTGTCTTTTCTCTTACCACTTCTCTGGACGCTTTGACTTTTTCGGATATTATTTTTTTTATTTGTGGTATTTTGGCTGGATTATCAACACCATACTTTTCCACCCACTTTTCCTTTAATTCTTTTTTAACATTTTCATTCTGTGCCGCATACTTTGTTCCAAATTTTTTTAAATTCGTCTCTTCTTTTTTATTTTTTATTTCTTGATGTTTAGACGGATTATCAACTCCGTATTTTTTCAAAAACATTTGGGCCTTTTTTAATTTAACCTCTGGTGATCTATTGGAATGTCCTAATATATACGTATTTTTTATGTTTTTTACGGCTTCACCGCATCCACATTTGCACAATTTTTGATCCATATGTAAATATAATTACATATCTGTATCGTAAGTAAAGAAAAAAATATAAAATAAAAAACCCGCCGTTACCAGCGGGTTTTTTAAATGTTTTGAACTGTTGTAAGTCTGTATATGTATTAGAGGTACATTCTTCCACCAGATTGTGTAAATTCTTGACCGAGGCCACGAACTAAAATCACATGGTAGAATAAAGATGCACCAAAAATATAATCAACTACACCATAACGGGTCATAAGACCAACTCTTGGGGAGAAGTCATTAGGACCAACGGTGCGTTGGATCATTACAGGAATATACGGACAATATACGATACCTGTATCGTAATATTCAGATCCTTTGTATCCAAGTAATGCATATTCAAGAGCACTTCCGCGTGATCCGTCAAGGAATTGGGCGTCAGTTCTGGTATCACGGTAGACTGTGAAACGTCCGCCAACATTACCAACTTTGGCAATGCCAGTAGGTTGGGTGTTAACGTTTCCGTTTACAGACATCCATTGAAACTCAGGCAACATTTCCAAGATTGCGCAAACTCTAGGAGTTGCGATGATGAAGTTAGCAGCACCACGGCGGTTGCGGATGGCGATGCGGTTTGCTTCAACAATAATTTTGGAATAGAAGTCGCGGTTTCTTTCACCGAGCCAACGTGCGTCAGCTGATACGGCGTACCAGAAGCTATAACCATTCTTAGGACCAGCATTAAGAGCAACTTGGACCATTCTGATAACCATTTCACGGTCGATTTCGGCTTGAAGCTCATATGACATAGCATTTGTGAGTTCAGAGTCGATATCAAGACCATTCATGTTCTTCAAATCTTGTTCAAGTTCAACAGACCAACGAGCGGCGAGGCGGCGTGTACCAGCTTCGACGGAGGTTTTGCTAAATTCTACAGTAATTTGAGGAATGTTACCAGTAAGCTCAAACTGACTTAACAATGCAGCAACACCAGCATCAGATCCAAGGACTTGGAATTCTGAATTGCCTGATAATTGTGAAGAGCTAGTGCCAGTAAAGCGTGTGTCCAAATATTGATAGCCAAGTTCTTTTCCATCGGCATAAGCGCGGCTTTGAGAATCTCTGCCAGTTTGAGTCGGGCCAAGATTGTTATAACCGTCGATGCCGTTTGAACCAAGACTATCTGCTTCATAACGATAACGGAGTGCAAAAGCAAGACCTACAGGACCGCTCATAGGTTGAACGCCAACGATTTCGTTAGTGATAAGCTCAGGGAATGTACGGCGAACCATAGGTATTAAAACCTTTGGTAAACGTGCATCACCAGATGCGTAATTATCACCATTTCCGACTGCACCACCGAAGCCCATGCTTCCTGCTGAACCAAAAACGCCACCGGAGGCAGCTGTGTTTGCTTCATTTAAGCACCAACGCTCTTGGTTTTCCATGAGGATGGCTGTATTGAGACGGGTGTGTTCATCGGTAATTGGAGCAACCTTATCGGAACTATGTTCCAAGAGAGGCTTCCATTTTTCAACGAGTTGTTGTGCGCGGGATCTATCGATAAATCCTGTTGCGGGTTTGATATTTTTGCTCATATTTGTTATTTTTTCTTTCTATTTTTTGGATTTGATTGGTGAACGATTGGGTATTAGCCAATACGTTCCAATTCACTCAGATATTCGTTAACGGGTGTATTCTTTGCCTCACTTGAGGTAGACTCAGACACCAACTGTACCGGAGGATTAACATTACGGCTTAATGCAGTTTTGTTAGCTTCCTTCGCTACTTGTACGGTTTCTTCTTGTTCACCGTTTTCGAACATCTCAACTACGTAGTTAAAATTTTCTTTGATGTAAGTAATATCTTTATCTTCTAAAAGTTTTACTACAAATTCTTTTTTTGATTTAGGCATTCCTTTGGTTTTGCCTTCTAAAACTAAAGCTGTTTGTGTTTTTTTCAATTCTTGTGAAAGACGAGTATTATTCTCGTAGGCTTCATTTAATTGTTGGCTTAGTTTTTCAAATTTGGTTTTTCCTTCTTTAACAACATTTTTAACATTTTCGTTAACCAGTGAAGGATCGAATCCAACTAATTCACGAATTCTTTCAAGTTGTTTGCGAGCGTGTGTATTTTCAACAGCTTCTTTAATTTGTGTATAAGGAATTTTATTTTCTAAATAGGTTGATAAAAATTTATCAAGGTCAGTGATAACTTTTTCTGAAAAAGTTTTGGCTTTATCATCAACTGTTTTTTTATACATATTAACAATTTTGGCTAATTTGTTAGTATGATTTTCTGAAATTGTTTTAACTACCAATTTTAATTTATTGGTATGGTCTTCATCAGTTTTTTCTAAAATATCTTGAAGTTTTTTAGCATGATCTTCGTCTTGTTCTAATAATGCTTTTTCTACTGATAATTCAATTCGAGCTTTGGCTTTTTCTTCGACGGCTTGTTTAAAAGCATCGGCAATAGCATTAGCGGTTTCTTCGTTGACAAGATTTTTGTCTAAGTTTTTAAGAAGATCTGTGATATCCATATTTTTTATAAAATTACTTATCTTTATTTGATTACAAAAGTATTATTTTTTTTTTATTTTTTGCAACAATCGCATTTTTTAGAACTTTTACACTTACAATTTTTTTCTAATTTACTCTTAATTGTTCGTTCGACTTTCTTTTTAACTTTTTCGGTTAAAATTTTATCTAGCATATTGTCTGCATCTGCGTATTTGTTTTCACAAATATTCATGATAAATTTTGAATATAATGATTTTAGATTATTCATATTGTAAATTACTTATCTTGTTTTAAGAGCATTAATGAAATTAATTACTTGTTCTTTTAAAAATTCTCTTTGATTTTTCTTTGGTAATTTTGAAATTTTATCTTCAAAATCTTCATATACGGGTTGAAATTGTCCACTTTCAGCCAAAATCCATTTTTTTGATTCTAAAATACCATTTACAAATGCTGTAGGAACAGATGGATCAGCTACAACATCAATAGCCACTAAACGAAAATCCGAAACAAATGATTTTCCTTCTTTTTCATCAATTCTACCCAATGCTCTTGAAGAAACTCCTAGTTTTACACCGTCATTGATTAAACTTCTGACAATTTGGCCCATAGGAGTACTTAAAATTTTAGATTTTCCTTCAAAAATATTACCGTTTTGTTTTAATTCGGTAACAATATGGCAAGCTCTTTCTAGATTGACCTCACCAGTAGAAGGATGATTGAGTTCACCTGTAGCTCTGTTGCCGTTTATCATTTCGGTTGTATATCTACCAACTTCGGATACCATTTCTTCCAAAGGATAGATTCTATTGTTTCTATTAGCCTCATTTGCCATTAAAAACGGACCTTTGATATACAAATTAGCAGGAGAATTTCTATTTTCTTCCACCATTAGATATTTTACTTCATAATTTGGTGATTCTACGATAAGCTTATATGCTTTTTCCATATTGTATTAAATATTTATCTTATTGCTAAACAAAAACATCAATTTTTAAGATGTTTTTCGGTTAAAATTATGAATTTATACCCTTTTTTATCACACCATGCTCTTGCTGCCGCCCATTTTGCCTGATTTTGAGCATATTGAAATGACTCATATAGAACAGTTTTCTTAGATTTTCTTAAACTTGGGGTGGGTGGTTGGGTTTGTTTCTCTGGTTTTACTTCTATTAACAATTTTTCGTTTTTTCCGTCTTTTCTTTTCATTTCACACACCAGATCAACAAAATATCTATGTATTTTGCCATCCGGTCCTTGATATGGTACTACTACAGACTCAGATCCCCATGTTATTACGTTGTTGTTATCATCCATCCACCTCATTGCCTTAATTTCTAACGAAGATCTGGCAAATATAGGAAACTTACCCTTATATTTTTCGGGATATCTAGGATTAAACAAAGATTGCACATATTTATTGTTTTTTTGCAATCTTGGTTTCATAAAATCAATGTAAAATATTTATTTCCGCATCCATATATTCTATAGTAACCATTATCGTTCATATTTTCTTCTTCGGTTTTATTGGGATTAAAATTATTTTTTAATATATATTTTAATTTGTGTTTTTGTGATTGATATCTGGAAAGAATATTATTTTTATCTTTATAATAATAAAAATCTGGAGTAGTTACCCCTTCAAACTTAAACCCATTTTTAATATAAACATCACCCGTAAATAAATTTAAATCGGCATATGTGTGTAATTTTTTGTTTTTATGTATTTTTCTAATGTGGGATATAAATTTATTGAATCCGCCGACAATAAAAACATTTTTCATTGTTGCATATCTTATAATTTCTAAATCATTTGAATTTTTTAAAAATCTTGCTTTACTTAAAGATAAAACAGAAATTAATCTATTTTTATAAAATAACCCAAAATGATTTTTAGCATTACAAAACCCATCAAAATGATATTTATTTAAAAAAATTTTAGATAAATCATTACTAATTTCTGCTAAAAAACATTTTCTTGCAAAAATTTTTATTTTATTTCCTTTTGTGGCGGTTTTTATAATATTAAAAACTTTATTTTCTTTATTTATTATGTCTTTTCCGTAAAAATGTAATAATTTTATTCCGTTTTCTTCAGATTTTATTTTTTTTTGTAAATGGTAATTTTTTGCTTTTGTTCTTGTTGAATGATAATATTCACCATTACATTCAATACCAATTTTATATTTTGGTATATATATATCTAATTCCATAGGCGGTATTATATCTCTGGTATTTTTTATATATTCTATATTTAAAAAATCCAACATATGTTGTATGCTTTTTTCCAATCTAGAAGATTTAAACTTTCCTATTGGCGCATATCCCCAATATTTACAATAATATATTTCTCCTGTATTCGTTTTTTTCCAAGGTAAATTTTGATCATATTTTTCTAACCATTCTTCTAATGTAAATAAAGGAATACATTCAGTTTTAAACCTAGAAAAATTATAATATGTTTTTATTCTATTTTGTATTTTTCTTTTTTCTTTTTGTTCTGGTGTATTTAATGCTGTGGTTGCGCCATATTTTAATAAACATGTATTTTTAATTTTTTCAATAACTCCTTCAATATCTGAAATTTTTTCTACACCATATCTTTTTTTGAGAGTTATTTTAAATGTTTTTTTCTTTTTTTCTGATATTTCTTCTGGATTATGATATTTTTTTAAATATTCTCTATAAGAAGAAACGTTATATTTGGTTTTTAATGTGTCCAACCATTTTTCTTTTCTTGTCCTGTTATCAATTATTTTATTTTTTTTTCTTATTTCTCTATTTTCTCTTCTTTTTTGTAAAGCTTTTTCATATATATGTTTTAATTTGAGTATAGAAGATACTCCATATTTTTGAATTGATGTTATTTTTCTTTTTTTTATAGTTTCTTCTGAAATTATTTTTCCTTTATTTCTAATTCCATTGGAAATATATGAAGATTCTAAAGAATCAAATTCTAAATATTTTAATCTTTTTTCTGAAAATTTTCTTTTTTTTCCTGATATTGGACATAATGGTAATTTTTCAAATTTATTCTTATGTAAAAAAAAAGCTTCTTCGTTACTTTCTATATTAGAAACATCAAATTCTCTTTTTTGTAAACTCAGCCAACAATGATTCAGTATCATCGGATATTTTATTGCTATATTATTTGGAATTTTTTCAAGTATTTTTTCCAATTCATGATGATTGTAATTTTCAAAAAAAGGAAATTCTAATATATTTTTTATTTTTTGATTGAATAAAAAACATCGGTTTCTAATCATATCATCGGTATAATTTCTATATAGTGGATTATAGGTATTAATCGTTTTTTTTGTTATTGGACATATCAAAGGCTCGAAAATTTCATGAGCCATATACATAACCTTTTCTTTAATATTATCTTTTTTTCGGTTTATCCAGTTTATTTTATTATCAATGAAAAATAATTCTTGTTCTAAAAACATTCCTTCTTTTCTACGAATTTTTATTTTTTTATTATCATCAAACCAAATATCTTTACATTTTTGTAAGGTGGATTCGAAATTTACCATATAATATATTTACCATATGGGTTCATCGATTTCAACGTTCGCTATCAAATATTTTTTTAACCAACAAAAAATCTCACAATATCGGTATCAATAGTATTCCCCATTAATTCTTTCTCTAATTCGTCTTTTTCTTTTTCTCCCATACGCATTAGATCAGCACCATTAACTTGTTGGCCTCCAAAAAGTATAGTTCCATTGAATTTACCTCTTATATTTGCTATCGATATCTTTGAAAGAGCCGAAACATAACGAAAAACCCATAATTCGGATACTAAAAACTTGATAGGCTTCTGAACCTTACAACCGATTAACCCATAATATATATTTGATTGTGGTGGTTCCGGAATAATCTTTAATAATTGGGTTTCGGGTTCAAATCTAAGGTATGGTTTAAGTGCTAATACCTTTTCTCTAGTATTTAGCCATGATTTGAGTGCGTGCCATGTAACCAAATCATATCCAACATTACCTAATAAATGTCCAAAATATGCTTGTTGGGCTATAGTGTGTTCGATTGTGAATAATGTATTAACACCCGAATTATTTCCTTCGTTAAATGAAAAAACATCAACAACTTTTCTATAATTGTCCATATCAAAATCATATCCGGATGATAGTGTTGGCGTTTCGGTTGATATAGGATTAGCCAATTCTGGTGTTATGCTAATTAAACGATCTAATCTTAATCCTTTGCCTCTTTCGTATAAATCGGATTTAAAAATCAAATATTCTTCGGTAACACCAGCAAATTTTGTAAACCATTCTAGAGCAATATCAATAAATTCGTACATTTGCTCTGAACTTATTTCGACTCTTATTAATGGCTCGCCTAATGTTCTCCTTACTCTTTGGGCTAGGTGATCATAACTTTTAATCTGTGAATTAAAGGTTGTACTTCCGTGAAAAGAATTGGGTAAAACTGGTTGTACTGGATAAGGCATATATTAATATACTTATATCACAATGATGTCGTAATTAACTGTCCTGAGTTATTTATGGTAATTCTCCATCTAGTATTATTCGGGGATCTTAATATTA